CGGAAACATCTAACTTTGAGAACTCGGATCAAGCGGCTTGCCAGAAAGACGATCTGTTTTTCCAAGACTGAGAAGATGCATGATACTGTGATTGGATTATTCATCAATCGTCATGAGTTCGGGCGAGCAGTATAACGTTATGCCCACACATCTAGAACACTACCAGCAAAAACCTTGCTGGAAAATCAGACAGAATGCGATCGCGCGGGATGAATTATCGGATGCGAGATCGCAGGCTGAGTACTGGTTAGAGACAGGTTACGGGCTGGATGATGACGTGCACTTGTATCCCAGCCTCGCAACGAATGAGCTTTCAGAAGAAGTTGCGCGCTTATAGCTTACGGATCGCGTGTTGCTTCCTTGATGAAGGCTTCACCTAAAGAAGTCAAGAGAATTCTGTTGTCTAGTGCGGGGTGCGGGGCAAGCTCCCCATCTATTGAAAAGTGTTTTTCTGTGCATAAGTTGAGACGAACCAAGTTACCAATACTGACTTCTATCGAGTTTTCATCGACTTGAATTCTTTCAATAAGCGTTTCGCGATCCACGCCTATAGCTTTGCCTAACGCTGTAAGACTACCGTCCTTCGCGTGCTTCTTGACCTGATCTAACGTTTTGTTTTCCAAAAACATCAGATCTAAGATCCTGCTATCTAAAGCATCTAGGTCTTTCATAATTGATGTATAGCTTGGATGTATTCCACCTTTTGCAATGGCTGACTCTAGTAAGTTGGCCCACCATTCTTGCAGTGTTGGGTTTTCTTCTATAGAGATACCTTCAAGTAGTGGAATTAAATTCTTGAGTGGAACTGATTGAGCTTCTATCCCGGCCTGATTGAAGCTTTCACAGATTTTCAGTAGTGTTTCTGCTGTTCTTTGCATGTTAAAACATCTAATCTCATTGGCAATAGTTTCAGAGACTTTTTCTGCCGACTCTCCGAAGACAGTTGCTAAAAATTTGTATACTTCACCCTTTACTAAAAGGGTTCCCATTACGCCTATCATTGCTGAGACTAAATCACTCATAGCTAATCAACCGTTTAATTTTTGAGTGGATTAAGAATTCAAAAGTGTTAACCCGCTCAAGCAGCTTAGCGTAATACTAAAATTTTTCACTAAGAGTATTTTAAGGAGGATGAATCCCCCTTAACTCGAAGCTATTGATCTGACAGGTAGTCGAGCTGACGTTTTCTTTCCTGCACTTCGACAGTTAGCTCGATCGCAGACTGCGCGACTTCGACGATCGGGGGTGGGATGACCTGAAAAGCATCGTTGACTGGAGCAAGAAGATGGAAGGTTAGCGCGATCGATGAAAGGGTTCTCATGAAAAAGACCTAGAGACTCACTGCTAAGGCGTTCATCTAGGTCTTGAGTTGTGTTAGAGCCGTCCTCAAAAATGAGGACGGGTGTTTGACGAGACTACTTACGTTTATTGCGATCGACCGGTGGCTTCGGTGGCTTCGGTGGTTCTAGCAACATACATATCAACAAAATGTCTCTTGCGGTGTCGGCAGTGTCCGAAATGCGATCGCGGACATCAGAGCTGAGTATCGCCAAGGCGATTAGGAGGGGTGCAAAGTTACGCATTATTTATCTTGTTAATTTGAACTAGATGGACACCTCTAAGCTGTAAACCTTCGAGCTGTCTATCTGAGTCCAATATCGGAGAGTCGCCATGCGTTTTCTGGGCAACTTCAAAAGCGCCTGTCACAGTTCCAAAATTAAACGCAACGCATATCCTGTAAAGGCTTCTCTCACTTCAGCAAAAAATGAGTGTAACAGTAATCAAAGGCGAATTTGCTGGTCAGACTGCCGAGTATCTTGGAGCGCACGAATCCGGCGGGGTCTGCATTTCAGTCGATGATGTCTTCGCAATTCTTCCGATCGATTGGGTCGAAGTTCCAGCGGCGTGTCACAAGTTTAAAACGCCGACTAAAACAATGCGCCTGCCTATTCACCTGGAAGGACGACTTCGAGCTGCGGCGCTGGTTTGGGAGGACTGTGACAGCCAGAGGTTAGGCGGGGCGGGAAAAGAGTTGAGCTTGTAACAGTGATTTAGCTATCGATAGCTGTTCGATAGCTGTTCGATAGCGCTCCCAATAGAAAACGGTCACGCTGTCCGATTTGGCGTGACCGTTAATTTGTCGATCGACTTTTGCTCAGCGCCCGATCGAAGAACTCTCAGACATAAAACTGTCGTAGCCAAGTTCATGCGATCCATAGATAACTTGGTATTCGCTCCCTGCTTCTTCCAAGGCTTGATTAGCCTCGCCCTCGGTCACACAAACTGCGTACAGATGCCAAGGACTGTTTCTGACTACTCCCCACCCCTTCACCCAGCCGGGGTTATCAGGATCAGGAGGAAGACCGCCCGCTACTTTTGCTTGCTGTGACACTGTGTTTCTCCAATAGCTGAATTTAGTTTCTCTGTCTGACATTGATAATTTATCGATCGCGTCACGGCGATTCTTCGGATCGTTGCTTCCGTAAATTTCGGTTTACGCCGCGCTTGTTGCTTCCTTCCGCATACGCAGCGAAACCTCTTTCCCAAAAAATTCGATCTAACTCTGCGGGTTTCCATCCCTCTGCCTTTGCGAGTTCTCGCGCCTCTTCAAGTAAAGGGGCTGGCACAGAGAATTTAACCACTTCCATTTTAGGCGCGTCGGTTTCTGGCATGTCGATAGGGGCTTCTAAGGGCATCGCTTCGTTAGTCATAATACGCGCTCATTGAGACTGTATTCAAAATATACCTTTTGAGTACTCACTAAGGTACGTTCTTAGGGAAATTATGTGCTAGTCTTTTAATGAACTTTCACACATGAAAGTCTCAAACCCAAGTAAATCGGTGGAAATGGTTCAAACTTTCACACATGAAACTGAGACAACCGAGCTTCAGATCTCGATCGCTTACATCCGCGATCGCTGTAATGCGGTTGCAGGTAAACCCATCCCCGCCCCGACCTTTTCGCGGTGGTGCGCTCGGTTTTGTGTGTCGGGAAAATCTGAAGATTCAGCGCCGCTGGCGATCCTGTCAGGACTAATCACCTGCGCCTTACTACATCGCTTTGGCGCTCGAAGTTTTACGGGAAGAGGCTACAAAGAGCTTTATCCACTTGTCCATCGTCGAATTTTGGAGGAATTTGATGTCCGACCTCGCGATTCAAGAGAATAACATCCCAGTTCCGAATACTCCCAAGCGCGGCAAAAAGGGAGATTCTGCCCGTCGCAAGCTCGCTGCTCAGGGCGCATTGCAGATTGATAGCGCGATCGAGAATGCCCGCGCGATTGTGGGTGAGACATCCGATATCGTTGCTAGTGTTTACAACGCTGTCCCCGCCATGATTGAGGTAGAAGCTGCGACCAAGGTTGAAGCTCAACTCCCTCTAACCGAAGCCGAAAACGCTCGAAGATTGCAAGTTACGAAAGCATCCGTAAAAGAAGCGGTTCAAGATTCCAGGCAAATCGCGTCTGAATTTCTCAAGGAATACGGCATCGACCTATGACCTATTACGATCGCTATTTGCAGCAAGTTTCTTCCAGTCGGACTCAGCAGGTTTGTGAGTCCACAGGTCAACTTGCGAAGCAACAAGCCGCGATCGAGTTTAGTATTCTGCGAAATCTCAATGGCATGACCGACCATGAGCTATCGCAACTAATCAGCCAAGAAATCGAGCAAGCGCAGCAGCAACAAGCGACTCAATTTGATTTGATTCGCCACGAATGGCAGATGCGATTGGCGTTCATGAGTGCGATTTTTGCGCTGAAATCAAGAATTTGGGTGTTGGCTGCATTTGTTCTGGGCTTAGTGCTAGGGGTTTCGCTCTGCACCGCCTGGATTGCAGTACAGCCCAAATGTCAGATCACTCAAGGAGCCAAACCATGATCAACGCAACTCAGAAATTACTCGTCAAAACTGATCGTTCAACCCTGTCCCTGCTGATTGTGCCTGCGGCTCTGGGGAGCCGTCAGCATCGCTTGCTGTTCGTGCATCGACGAGACGGCGTAATTGTCGCCGTCGAGGATTACGACTTTACTCAGACTCGCTTTCTCACTCAGGACTTGATGGGTGAAGGGGAAACTCTGATTTCGCAGCACTCCGAGGAGGAAGCGCCGGAATCTCGGTGCAAGGTGAAAACGGTCACGTCCAGCGACGGCGATTTCTATCTAGAGTTCTTGGCTGAACACACCGCAATTAAAAAAGTTTCAGGTGGCTATGAGGTCCTACGCCAAACCAACCAACCGCAAACCGGACAGCCCGACCGATTTGAATCAGCCGCGATCGTCCTTGCATGACTTTTCAATTGAAGCTGCAATCATCGACCACGAAACGCAGATTCAAACACTTACTGAGTCCAATGCTCAAATCATTGAGCATCTCAACGGACTCAGTAAGCTGAGACAGCAGCAGAAGGCGGAATCCGAAAAAACGATTTCCGAGCTGAGATCAGCGATCGCTTCTTTGAAGTCTTACTGCTGCTTGGCATTGGTAGCAGTAACAGGAACAGCCGCGCTTGCTGCACTCGCTTCGATTGTTCAGGGGTATCAAATCAACCAACTACAGGAGAAATGCAATGCTCGTCAGAGTCTCCCCGCCCAAACTCGTAAAAATTGACGAACTAGAACCAGACCGCTCACTCACTCTGATTCCGATCGAGGAATCAAGCATCACAACCCAGCCGCCTGTAGTGATGGGCGATCCACTAGCGGTTCGGATCTTCGTAATTGCTTGTGGCTGTTTGGGTGCGATTGGGCTGGTGATTCTTGGAATGCTTTTAGCTCGCCCGCCCGCGCCTGTTCCGCAAGTCCAGCAGCAACAACCTCAACCGTCGATCGTTATTGTTCCTGCTCCCGCGCAAAATCAATCTGGCTCGAAGTGTTTAGCATTCTGCTCACAGTGAGGAAATTATGTTTAAGTCACTTGCGGGTCTTGCAGGCGCGTTTAACCGGTTTAAATCTCTAACTGTCGTCGGACTGAACGGAGAGCAATCAGAGCCGTTCGGAATGTCGGGATCGAAATGGTCAGACGTTGAGAAATTTGCCAACGGCTTGCCGTGGGATTTCCCAATGGGAGAGCTATCGGCACAGACCGTTAATGATGCCAAGGGCGATCGCGTTTCATTGCAAGCACAGCTTGAGTACTGGAAGGAATACCGCAGAACTCAAGAGCAGAATTTAGAGACATTTGCCGAAATTCAGAAAGAGAAATTAGAGCTTGGCAAATCAGTTCTTAGTGCTCGATATAACGACGCTCAGAATGACTTGAAACTGTCTGAGGCAGTGTACAAGCACAATTCTCAAATGGGCATTCTACAGCGGCGGAACGCAAACGCTGAGCATCTTGCCCGCTTGCAAATGGAGTTGGGCATCAAGCTCGAAGATCACAAGCACAATAACAATCGTGATTTTGAGCAAGCACAGTTTGGGGAACAAGCCGGACTTGAAACAGCTAGGCTCACTGCTCGCAAGGCTTCTCTAGTCGATCGCTATCGAGCATTACGCGAGCAAGCCGCGAATCCAACCCAGAAAGAGCCGAGCTTTGCGCCAACTCCAGGACGGGTAATTAGGTTCGGACGCAAGGCAGGCTGATATGGTTGATCTGCTTTCAAGCCTGCGCCTAGCAGGTTCCTTTTTCGCAGGTGTAGCACTCTTCGCTTTACTACACGGCATCCTTGCCCAACTAGATCGCGCGGCGTTCCTGCTTCACGCGATCGCGTTCATTGTGTTTTTGGTTAGCTTTATTCTCGAAGACCATCTTCAGCCCTACGGTTTTTTACTTTGCGGGGTGATGGTGCTCGGGATAGTAGTCTGGAGTCTTTAATATGCGACTACTCGAAATCCCTCCATTTTTTCGCCCATCAGTCGCCCTTCGCAATAAGAACCGACTTCCCGCCCAGCCCGGAGTTTACTATGCAATTCAGTGGTGGAATCCCTTCAAGCCGATTTACATCGGCGTGAGTAGCAACATCCAAGCGCGGTGGAACTCGCGTCGATGGGGTGAACACCATAAATTTGCTGAGTTGAGTCGGCGTTTTGGAGTGAGGCTGCATTACCGCGTGACTTCTTCTGAATCCCAGGCACTACGAATCGAAGCGATTGAAATTCGGCGATACCGACCCGAACTGAATCGCAAGCTTGAATCACTGAGAAAAGATCCGATTCGAGACGTTCTCGACTTTTGCGCTGATTCTGTACTGATCGGAGTGGCTATGACGATCGTTGTTGTTGCGCTTTGGAGGTTGCTACTGTGAGCCAGTCTCGGAAATCCTTGATCCAGTCTTCCGCGCTAATGATTTTCACGATTCTTGGGATCGGGGTATCGATTTCAACTCCGAAACCTTTTAGGATTCTTCCACTCACGATCACGCTTGGACTCGCAAGTAGTGTGGTGTACTGCGCTCAGAAGGGTATCCAACCTGCAACGATCGAGGCAATGGATCGGGCTGCTGAATTAGCTTGCCTAGAGGCAGAAAGGGAAAATGCACTCGAAGAAATTCAAGAATCAGACGACATTGAGCGCGAGCTGATGGCGTATGAGCGGCGCTGCAACATCGAAGCGGAAGCATTGCGCCGAACTCTGCCCGCTCAAATCGAGCTTCAGAAAATGAGACAGGTGCTCTATCCGGTTCCGGTTCCGGTGAGTGCTGCCAGTTCTCCTGAGACGATCGCCAATTCTCCTGACCCGACTGGACTCAATCCAACCGCAGAAACTGCTTTGTTTGATTGGAATAGTTTGAAGGATGCCGATCGACATCCGATTCTAGGATTAATCGCCAAAATGGGCGGCGGTAAATCACTCTTAGCTAAATATCTGGGCAAGCATATCCTCGGCGGCTCGGTCACAGTGTTTGATATCTATGGCTCTCAACAGGATTGGTCGGGCTGCGAAGTGCTGTTTGATTTTGGGGAAATGGTTCTGCGGATGGAGCAGGACAATAAGGGGATTGAGCAAGATATTGCTGCATACCGCAACGGGAAGCGTGACTTTAGATCTCAGCTCTTTGTTTTAGAAGAAGGTAAAGCAACGATCGGACGATTGCAAAAGCTGAAAATTCCAGGGAAGAAACCGGGGCAAATCGTTCAAGACTGGAAACTGAACTATGAGTCAGTCACGCGCAAAATTAGGCGGCGGCTCTGCTTAGTATCCACAAACATGAATAGCTCTGTGCTCGGTCTAAATGCTGAAACTCGCGACGAAATCACGCTAATTTTCCCAGGCGCGCAGGGAATTGCCAAAGCGATGAAAGATACTCAAATGTTGAAGTTAGGAGCGAGAAGCAATCAACATATCCGCGATCGCTTAATTAGCCAACTCAAAGGGATTAAATACCCTGCGTTGGTCTACCACGATGGCGACTGGTTCGCGGCAAGCATTCCTGAACTCGACAATAACGGGAATCCGATCGGCGCTGCGAATCCTCCAAGTGAACAAATTCCAAGCATTGAGGATCTGAATCGGTTGCTCGATCTGGATGTGGGGGACGACAGTTAACCAAATCGGTCAGCGTGACCGATTTCTATTCAATGTCCAAGGAGATAAACTATGGCTTACTCGTTTTACTGCTACGAAATCGATTACGAACATGGAACCGCAAAGTTCTACACTCCAACAGGCAACAAATTCAGCGCTGTGATTGAAGAGTTCAGCCAGCTAGCGAATCAATGCTTTGGGCTACGTAAATCATTAGGGAAGATAAGAATTGTCAGATATGACAGTGACGTTCTGTTCCCGGAGGAACTTCGAGACAAAGGCGGAACACAAGCGATCGTGCACAATGGCGATTCAATTCTATTTGATGAAACGCGCAAGTCTAAAGACGGCGGTACTTTCAAGATCAAAGATGAATTCGATAACTGGCATTTGGAGTCAAATCGGTCAGCTTGACCGATTTCTCCGCAACACCACGCAAGCTTACTTCATAAATATAAACAAAATATAAAGTAACGAATCCGATGTAAAACCATCACCTTGATGCTCCCGTTGTTCCTGGATATTCCGGCGATCGTTGCTCAAGCTTCCGAATTGCAATACCCGTTAGCGAAACGCGCGATCGTATCTTCCCCATACGGACCACGCACTCACCCAATCGACGGCGGCAGGCGCTTTCATCGCGGAACTGATTTCGCGGCTCCACAAGGCAGTACGATTCTCGCAGCTCATGACGGGATTGTTAAAATCGCGCAGAGCTATGGCACTTTTGGAAACACGGTAATTGTCGAAAGCGAAGACTTCCAAACACTATACGCTCACGCTCATCGAATTCTTGTAGTCAAAGGTCAAGAAGTTCGAGCGGGAGATGCGATCGCGGAAGTGGGCAGCACTGGTTTTTCGACTGGGCCACATTTGCACATAGAAGTCAGACGAAGAATGGGTGATGCCTGGACCTTAGTGAACCCATGCACCTTAATCAAGTGCTAGAGAAACAAATACGAGTGTGCCGTTTGTTTCTTCTCGCTGGGGCGTTCTAGTGCTGGAGTCTTAGCATTACTGGGTCGAAACCAATTCGGAACCACGATCGCGACAGTCGCGCCAAAAATTGCAACGGCGGCAGCGGTGCAGACTCGATTCAGGGTGTGGAGTTGAGTCTCTAGTTTCGCGATCGTGATATCTCGCTGTTTTGCTTCCGCTTCAAGCTTCTCGATCTTTTCTTCCAGGTCTTGCTCAACAGAATTGACTCGCATTATTAAGGCATCGTTGTTTCTTTGAATTGTGATTTCCAACCGGTCGAATCTAGCATCCGAACGGTCAAAGTACTGTTTTAACTGGCTGACAACCTCAGCTAAAGCAGCATATTCAGAGGACTTGTTCGGACCGTTCATTGCTTGTGTCGGGGGTTATTATAACTGACTTCATTGTTTCTTAAGAATTACAAAATGAACCAAGTAGGGTTACGGATCATTTACTGTCTTTATGAAAACTTTGCATACTAAACTAATGACTCAGCGATCGCTAGAATCAAAGCAAGACGATCGGGCAAGTTAATGGCAACGGACGCACTTAAGACGGAAGATCCGGTATCAGAGAGAGCAGTCTCTGTGAAAAGGATTGCAGATATTCTTGATAATTATTTGGCGATTGAATGGAAGATTCGATCGCGCAACGAGCATGAGTTAGTAGCGGAAGCATTGGAAGTGGTTGCCTCTCGACTAAGAAAAGCAGCGGAGAAAATACAACCCTGATTTCGGACAGGCTGACCGATTTGGGCAAGAAAAAACCCACCTTTCGGCGGGCTGATCTTTCGGATTGCAGAGTGACAAATCTAGAAGCTTGGGGATTCCTCGGCAGGAACTTCCTCAACTTCCACTTCGGGCGTTTCGTCTACCGGGGCATCATCACCAGGTACTTCATCACCAGGCGTTTCGTCGCTAGGTGCTTCGTCTACCGGAGCCTCATCACCAGGTACTTCATCACCGGAAGTTTCCTCGACAGGTTCGCCGTCGAACTCGTCGTAAGCAGCGTCAATTTCTGCTTGGGTTGCCGCGTCTTTCTCTTCAAGAGAAGTAACGCGATCGGTTAAAGTCGCGATCGTACTTTCGTAATTTGCATCCTCGATTGCATCTTCAGACTTCAGACGCTCGATTTCAGCAGCTTGAGCCGCGATAACAGCGTCTTTTGCAGCAATAACAGAGTCTTTGCTAGAGAGAGCGGAACGGATGAGCGCGAGTAGATCAGAAAGGGTTCTCATGGCAGTTTCGATAAAGCTAAAGGGAACACTACGGACGGGTGCGTGACGTTTCATTGTTACGGGTTAGTAACAGTGCCTCAATTATGCGCTGCATTTTCGCGATCGTATCTCGTAGAATTCCGCAATATTTTCTGTCTATCCAAACTCTCCCTGTATACCCTAGCTGAGTACGCGGGAGAGCTTGGATACGATTAGAATCCGGGCAGTTCGGTGTAAGTAAACCAAACTACATTATTCACGTCGCGCACCTCAACTTGCAGCGCCCCTAAAACTTGAGTTGCTGAGTTGTCCCCAACCCGCGCTCTTGTGATCAGATCTAAGAGCCACGCTTGCGATCGAAAAGACTCAGGGAGTTCAACCCCGTCGTACATAATATTTCCCATGACTACCTTTTATTAAAAAGCTAACGCAATAGTACTCTAACTAGCTTCTTGCGCCAGCAAACATCCAGTCTAGGGGAACAGTTCTAGGGGTTGTACCACTCGCTTTCACTAGCATCGCTCCAGCTCCGGCTGACGCTGGGAGGTTGGTTGATATTGTTCCAACTAACACATCATTCATATAAAACGAGATTTCCCCCAGACCAGATCTGCGAATTCTAACAATATTCCAATTTGTATTAACTACGACGCTGGTGTTCACTTGAGTTAGAGTGCCGGAGTTAACACTGAAGATTTGCCAGCTCGCTTGACCAGGCGTATACCAGAACCCGAACCCATTGGTCGGAGTTCCCGGCAGAACATCCATACAACCTAACCGTAAATTAAAGTCATTCACGCCGTCGTTGAGGTTTGAGATTTTGAAGCGACAGGCAAACTCCCACTGTTTGTGAGCCGCGAAACTAAACACCGGGATTACTGAAGTCCCCGAGAATCGGCTGGTTAATGTTGCCCGCCCCGTGGTGGTGCTACCAGCGTTAAGCACTGCAACCCCCGTAATCCCGGGCTCACTCGTATTAAGATCAACGATCGACCCCGTTCCGCTGTTGGAGGCTCCCCATGGCGTAGTTACCCCCTCGATAAAGTGTGAGAATATCGTGGGTAGGGGGAAGTCCGACGGGAACAACTGTATTTGACCTGAGCCATCCGGAGCAAAGATCGATTGATCCGCAGTGAGTGTTGCAGCGTCGATCGTTGACTTGAAAGTACCCGATCTCAGATCAATCGAATCCGCTTCAACTGTTGTAAACGCTCCGGTATTTGGTGTTTCTGATCCGATTGGAGGGGGAGCCGCAAAACTAGATTCGACATCCGCGAGACTAGCCTTCTCTCCAAGACCCTGCTCGATCGTGTCAATCCGCTCAAGGAATGCTGACTCCAATTGAACCGTGACATCTCCCCCGTCATTGTTGACGAGGATTTCGTCACTGCCGTTGATTTGAACGATCGGGGTGACTTCCTCGAAAAAGTAGCGTGTTGGACTATCGGTCAAGATGATTGTTGCGTAGTACCGGAACGAAAGCCTAGAAAAGATCTGCGTACCTTCAGGAATCGACCCGATCGATTCGTAAGCCGGAACTTTGACCAGATTGTTGCTAGCGTTTTTATAAAAAATGCCGTTTGGAGTCCAAACAACAGTGCTTCCTGGCCCTGACGTAGGAACAGATGCCCGAATTAATAGCCATTCATCCGGATCTGTTCCATCAGAGACAGCCATCAAATTCTTGATCTCGTTGGTTGATGGGTGATCAAACGTTGGAGAGACGTAGCCCAATTTAATCAATCGAGATTGCAATTCAGTGATCGCGTTCGATTGATTGCTTAGCTCAGTCGTAATCGCAGTTAAGTCGATCGCAGGTTGAACCACTGGATAAAAATATTCGTTCCCAAATGGGTCAAGCGGATCTACCCCATAACTCATCGAGGCAACTTGATAAAGCTTGTTATCAGCTCTTGCGTAAATTAAGTCTCCCGCATTGAGAGTGATAGCTGAGTCAGGAACGCGCAGAATCGAAAACTGATTATTAGCTGAGTTTTGGAACAGATAATAGAGTCCATCAGACGGCGTTCCGATGTTCACTAAAACGATACAGTCTTCGAGCCTACCGACCGTAAAGAACGACTGCAAGAAGTCGAGGGGAGTCGTAGCGCGGTACGGCTGGACTAAAGCCTGAAGCTGGCTAACGGTTGGAAACGCTGTGAGCCTTGCTTGAATTGTCCACAGGTTTGTTTTGAGTTGCGCTTGGCTCGATAGAGCCTGAAATGTATCGCTAGTAATGTTGTCTGCTGTTTCAAATCCCGACAGAATTTGAAACAGAGATCGATTATTAAAGTTTACGCCCGACCCAGAATAAACAAGTCCTCCAGCTATCTTCCCGCCCGAGATGTCTACAGCATCCGCATGCTGTAATGCCATTGATCCAGAAGAGATCGCAATCCATTGGCTCAGTGTCGCGGAATAGATAAACGTGGCAGTTCTGCCGCTACGAATGACGATCGACAATCCTGCCGAACTCACCGCGCCGCCGCTCGGAATGGTGATACTGAAGTTACCAAGGTTAACGATCGTGATTTGCTGCCGATCGCTCACCCCGCTCGTCTGAATTCGCGGATTACTCGTCAGTGTGACATTCGCCGCTGAACTCACCGTGATAATGTCTTCGGCAAACCCTGCTCGAACCGAGATCGTGCTTGCTGCAGTGAGTATCTGCGTGTTCGGAAATACTGCGTCCTTGATGCTAATCTGCTTCGGTTTTGGCATTACTCAATTGTTGAATAAACAGCAATCACTCGGTCGGTCGTATCCAAATCGTAGCCAGCGTTTGCAGGGTTCCATGTCACTTCCTTCGTGCTTAGGTTCACGGCAAAAGCGGCGGTGCTTCCGCCGAACGCATCAAGCGTGGTCTGATTCACGATTAAAAAGATTGCCGTTGCATTGACGGGTGTTTTGCTCAGAGGATCAATCGTGTTCGTCCCCGTCACATTCAGCTTTTCTCGAAACAGGGTTTGCCCGGTTGGAGTAGTCGGATCTTCGGAGATATTACGAGTCGGAATCCCGATAATTGCATCTGCGGGCAATCGTCGAAAGTCGAAGCGATAATTAAATTCAATGTCGATTGGTGTAGATGAGCCGAAGCTATACGCAGTTTCAGTGCCGTTATTTTCCAGCGTGTAGAAACTCAGCGTGTAGACTCCACTCGCTTGAGTGAGCCGTGCATAAACCTCTTCCCCAGACGCGCTGCTAATTTTGTCCTTCGAGGTAGCGTTATAAATTTCGCAGCGGTTGCTCGGCGGCGTAACAATGACACCTAGTCCACCACTGCTTGAAATTTGGAGTGGAACACTTACCCCTTTATCGCCTGCCGTGCTGAGCGCTGTTGTGATTTGAGAAGTGACAACTGTAGAGTTACCAGCCGCCGAAACACCGGATAGCCGAATCGAAGCCGCAATAATTTTGTCAATGTGCTTTGCGGGAGTTAGAAAACTCATCTGAAAAGTACCTCTAGAGAGTCGGTGGATTCAAGTTGCATTGGATCAGTCCAATTGAGTTGAGCGGCGTTGATGTTGTAGTGAACGCCGTAAGTCGCTTTGATGCCATTTAGGAAAAGCTCAGAAAGATGCGGTAGGCTCGGCGCTTCGCTGAGCGTGAAACTTGTCACGCCGTCAGTATCGATCGATAAAACTTGCCGAGTCTTAGGATGCGCATTCGGATCTGAGTTGTGGGCAGCAATCCGATCGTCAATTAATTCAACGATCGTTGGTTGCCGCTCTGGCGGAACAGGTTGCCCATTCGCCAGCAGCGCTGAAATATTGATCGGGGTTGTACCCGCAGGAAGGATAAAGCTAACTGTTTCGCCTGAAGGAAGATAGCAGCGAATCTCTGCGGGTACAACTCCTTCACCACTACACCACAGTCCTTTTGCAAACTCGCCGCTAGTATTGGTCTTAGTACTTCGGCGATCTCTGGGGTGGAGCGCGTCTAGAGTGTATGACCCCGAAATCAGCTCAAAGACAAGCGGGGCGTTTCCCCACGGGGAACCGTCCAATCTTTCAAGCTTGCCGTAAACAATTCGGTCTGTCACAGTAACAATCGTGCAAAATCTTAGTGCATTGTATTCGCGATCTCTATGGTTGCCCCCATTCTTAAACAGAAAAACGATACCCGAATTCAAGGGTTGTATCTAGCGCAAGGTCGTGAAGTCCCCGCGCAGGTTTGGTACTGCCGCTGTGCGGCAGAGGAACGCCCCAGTACTAATAAGACTTACTGGATAAAAGCAGGCGAAAACTTTCAAGGGCTGAACTTAGATTTTGTAAATCTCGATAAGCAGCTTCCACCTCAGATGGCTGCTTTTCGACTCGATAGTGATAGCTCCGCTGGTGGCTATCGAGCGTTTGAACTTTATGAGGGAGATACGATCGAGCAAGCGACTCCGGTTCAGCAAGACGGATCTGGGGTAATTTGGGAATTAATTTTCTCAGGATAATTCAAGGCTGAGAGTAAGTTAGCTGGGCGCTAGGTTGGCGATACTTTCTCGACATCTTCCTCAAGGATTACTGAGACGACCACGCATTCTTCGCTGTTAGACAGTCGCCCGGTTTGTACAGCTTCAGGCATCTTCGCAAACAGCGCGTAGAACTGAGCGTAGTAACTGATAGAATCCCCGATCGTTGTAACCTGATTTAGCGGAGCCGGAGCAGTGGCGCGAGTGCGTGGGGCACGTTCAATATGCTCGAAAAAAGTATCGGTCAGCAGCATTTTGAAATCTTGGAAATTGCGCCGCCGCTCATCATAGTCAAACGCGATCGCTTCCAAGATCAGCCAGTCAGGTTTTGATAGCACAGATTGAAACTCCCACAAGTGCGGAAGCTCTGTGACAGCGCCTCTGACAATCGTATTCCCCGATGCCGATCTCTCGATTTCGGGCATAGCCGATCTGACTCGCGGCGGTTTAAACCCGCCAATAATTCCGCGAAAAGTAACAGTGCGGGTTCCGAGAGAAATTGCAATATAGCCCACGATCAACTCCTAAATTTCTAGTTCCCAAGTGCGGTAAATCGTACCCGCTGCTCCCTCGTCTTGGTTCTCTTTAATATTCAAAATCCACGGAGATCGCGGCTCTAGCCGAATCTTTGCGTAGAGATTGACGCTGCGAAATGTGCCGCGAATATCAACGCACCGAAGCAGTAGACCGTCCAGAAAATCACACCAATCACCCAAAGACTCGTCTACCACTCGTTTATCGTTACCAGAGCAGCGGAACCGCGTTTGAACGCGATATTTATTTGTTAGATATTCATCCCCCCGATCGCTTTCTTTTTGAGTAAAGCTAACCAGCGCGGAGTAGTTCAGTCCGCCTGACTTCTGCACAGGCAGAATATCGCTAAACTCTCGCCAGTCAATTCCGGTTTGCTGTTGGAGATAGTCAGCGATCGCAAGTTGAAAGGCGACTGTTTTAGAGTGAGGCGGAACAATTGCTGGCATGGGTCAAAACGGACAGCGTGTCCGATTTCAAAGACTAAAAACTAACTCCGTTAATTAAAGCCTATACGTAGCTGGATAAAACCGTGTACGTCTAGGCACGTATCGCTAACGGCAGCTTTACGATTCCGCTGCGGAGTTTCACCGCGTCTAGAAGTGCGATTTCGCTTGCCAGCAAGCCCGTCTTGCGACCCACAAACTGGCGTGGCCTCTAGTGACCTGTTAGGTCGCGTAAAGTGCTGATGCCTTGGAAGAGACTTCAGCGTGTTATTTAGCGCGTTCCATGCGGACCATACGTGCTTTCCAGCCTTCACGGACGGATAGGCGTTGTGGTCAGGAATACGCTCTGATAATCGCATCGCTCTACGCGCTAGAACGATGGCCGCGGCGGTATCGGAGCTTAGCCCATACTGCCGCATGAACTTGACGAGTCCAATAGTCGAGCTATAGGCGGGCTTTACACTGATTAACTCAATACCTGCTAGTTGACACTTCTGATCAAGAAATTTAGCAAACTTGCTGTAGGCAAACCCCGAAAGCATTCGAGCGTACTTCCTACCTCGCTCTCTTAGCTGTGACCTCTTTGCAGTAAAGTCGAGGGCCTCGATGACAACGGGGCATGAGAGTGATTTTGCGATTGTCACGATTCGCCTTGTAACGTCATGAAGTACCGCCTCAATTTGACCACGCCTGCGGCTGTGTAGATTCAACTTAAATTGTCCGTGGCGCTTGAGATTGCCATCCGAGTCAACGTAAGCCCAACCAATCACGCCCGGATTGATATCAATTCCAATGCAGCCGTACTGCCGAGGAAGTGATTGGCTGGGTGGCTCTGGGACACTGATCCAACAGGCGATGAACCAACGAAAGCCCTTACAGTAAATATGGTAAGACAGGGCGCGATTTGCTTGAATGGCATCATTAATCCACCGCCGACCTTGTTCATGCTCAAATCTAAGTGGGGATGAGATCGCTTTGCCGTACTTAGCTTCTAACGCATAGGGAACCCGAAACTTGATTGTGCCGCCGTCGTACTGGGCAATATGATTACCAAAGCTTTCCTTGGTTGTACCAATCGTAAGGTACTGCGTACCCTTGTTACCTAGCGACACACGCAGCGGCTTGCTTTTCAAATGTTCTAGCTTTTTCTCTAGCAGATGGAGCCGGCGTTTCTTGTGGTGAATCGCGAAGCGCTTCTGAACTCTAAGATGTTGACCATGCTGCAACCCAACAGCATCGGGCAGTTTTGCAAGTGATTTCGCCGCGGTTTTTAGCCACCCTTTTGTAGACTTAATTTGCAGCTCCAGTGTGTTGATGTGGAGTTTCCGACTTTCTTTTGCGCATGAAATCGCGCCTCTGACCTCGGAGCGAATCGCGTTTACCTGGCGCTTGTTAATTCCGTACTTTGGTTGTAGCTCTCGAACAATACTGTTTTCGTCGTCACCAGCTAGCTTCCGATTGAGATACTCGACTCTGGCTGGTTCGACTAGCTTAGAAACGTCGATCGCGAACTGCCACAGTTCTACAGGTAATTCAGTTGTAACTGTGACAGTTCTTTGAGCCATCATTCCACCTCGTTTAACTCGCTTTCATGCGCGATATCGTGAATCGCCCTCGGTCTATCAAACTCAACAAAGTAAGTGAACCCAGGACGCGACCACGCGCAACCTTCACTCCAACTTGGAACAGTTTCAGCGTAAAGAATCGCCTTGATTTCACCGGAAAGTTCTTCACCCTGGTCACTCACTCTCACCCGTTGTCCAATCTGAAATCGGCAGTCTGGAAAGTTAGACATAGCAAACCTCCCTCTCAGATGCAAGCAAAATTGTTTTGGCAAGATTGGGAGACTCTTCAGTGAGCCGCCGCAATTCTGAATCAACAAAGGTTTTCCCAACTTGCCAAACCTCTTCGATCGAAGAAACAAGCTGATGTGTCGTTTCGTCAGCAAGCTCCTGCCCGAAAGGGTCAAACACTGCAACTCCAAGTAGGCAATCAAAACCACTATCGACAGGACAAATGAAATAACCTCGGTACACAAAACCGGAACCCCATCGATAAATCGGATTGTTCCAAACGTAGACAGCATTATTCGGGTTGCTCATCTTCAGCCTCCCTCTCAAGCTGAGTCGGTTCTTCCACCACTCTTTTGATATTGGACTCTTGCAGAATTAGGATGTCCTCGTTAGTCTCGACGTGATAGCGCCAGCCGGGTTCGCAGCCTTCTCCTTCCAAAAGCGCGATCGCAACTCGCACAAAATGAAACCCGCAAATTCGACCGAGAGACGTTTCCTTATTTTTGCCGTATCCGCGATCGTGCTCAACAACCTGCCACAAACGATATTTAGGCTTGCTCGGCGGCATCTCGATTAACCGCTTGTACTTCGTTTCGACCGCTTCTAGTTCTTCCAAAAACTTGTATTTCGCCATGATGCTCCTTTTTGAAATCGGACACGCTGTCCGAATTGGTATGGTGAGTGCGGGGCGATGATTAATCGCCCCGGATAGGTTAAGCAGCAACAGGCAGAGATTCTTGCTGCATAAGCTGATTGAACGCCCACTCATTGCTGAGGCGAATTTTGTCGAGGAACTGAATCAGAAGATAGTGAGCGACTTCGGGTAACGTGTAGCCTTGACCAGTGCCAACGTAGAAGAGCTTGTCAGCACCTTGAACTGTTTCGCCGAGATAGTGACCGCTCCACTCTAGTGTGTAGGTTGTCGCGTAACCATGCTGGATGGCTGTGATCTTGCCTAGTGTGTGACTGACTTCGACGCGGCGATCGCGATTCAGGGTTTGGAGATTACCAATTAGTTGAGCCATAATAGTTGAAATCCTTAATAGGGGTTTAGGGAAGCGCTTTCAGTTGTCCAGACCGGGGCGCTTTCTCTTTGCTTGTCTTCTATACTAGAGTTTAATACTACAGTTGTCAACACCAGTAGATAAATGATATAAAATAGAAGCGTAGAATCAACAAGGAGAATTCAAGAAATGCTAGTGGATGTTGTGAGACAGATTCGAGTAACGGTTCCCGACTTAGAGAAGCGGATCAAAGAGCTTAGAGAGGCTAGTGGTAGATCCGCTCAGGCGTTGGCTACTGAGGCGGGAATTTCAACCGCCTATTGGTACGAGATCGAGAAAGGTAAGCGCCAGTACATTACGGAGGACGTTTTAAGGGGGATCGAACGGGCGCTAGACACTGATTTTGGGGTGAAATTTGACGGTTGATCGATATCGTCAATCTTCTTGCTCTTTCATGTGTTTCCTCAACTTCCGATCGCACAAGTTGACAGCGCGCTAATCTAAAAATAAAACGCCATGACTCAAGCGAAGCCGCGATTCAGAACCATCGAAGAATATCTTGACTATGAAGACGGAACCGACACCCGCTATGAATTGGTTGATGGGGTGCTGGTAGAGATGCCTCCAGAAAGACCGATTAATCGCAGAATTGCCTCATTTCTATTTGGCGCATTCGTCAGATTTGGCATTCCAACGGATTTGCTTGCGATTGGAACGCAAATTGCCATTACAAGCCGTAAGGTAACGGCAAGGGAACCCGACTTTGTTGTGTTAACCGAAGAGTGTGCGATCGCGTTGGAGGGAGCCAGAAGCGACATTATCATGCCAGAAATGCCCGCCCCAGCATTGGTGGTTGAGGTCGTTTCACCGGGCAATCCTGGAAGTGATAATTACGATCGTGATTATGTCGAGAAACCGCGTGAGTATGCCGCGCGGGGAATCCCTGAGTTTTGGCAAGTTGACCCCACTAGAGCAGTGGTGACGGTGCTGAAACTTGAGGATGGAACTTATCGAACGAGAGAATTTCGAGGCGATGAGGTGGTTGTGTCTCCCGTGTTTCCGGGCCTGCAACTGACGGCTGGACAGATTTTGAGGGCAGGGCGGTGATCACCCTTTTGCGGGAGTTGTGGTTAGCGCGATCTCGGGAATTCTGAAATCACCCAGATCTCTTAAACTCAATGACAACCAACTCCTCCTCGGAACAAAAACCAAACTTTCTTTCGGCGATCGCGATCATATTTGGCTTTTCGACGGTACTTTGCCTTGCGCTGTATGGTCTTGGTGTTTTCAAATCAACACCAGGGCAAGAGGCTTTCGATAAATGCACAAAGGGTTTGCGCGAGACGAACCGCATGTCTGTAGAAAATGTCCGTGCTTGCAAAGCAATTGGTGATGAAATCGACAGACAAGGTCAAACTCGAAAATAGAAATCGGTCAGCGTGTCCGAAATCAAAACCCTTTCCGTTGCAAGTTGTGTTTAGAGATATCCGACCAAACTTTAGCGGCGCTGCTAATTGGAGCGGCTTCAGACTGCACAACCAACGTGCGCGGGTATGAGGCCCGATTCGCAAGCGATTCAATAAAACCGTTCATTCGCTGCATTTCTTTCAGTAGCGACTTATCCCCCACCGTCGCAACAGGCAGGCTGTGGCTCGCGGCAATGTCGCGGGGCATAAATCCAGACAGTAGCCGAGAGGTTTCAGGCGCGGTGTGAACCCAGCCGCTACGGGTTGGAGTGATCAGCTCTGGCCCTTCCTCACCGACAAGGTACGGTTGCCCTGCCTGAACTGAACCGCCATCACGGCGCGCTTTGAGACTGGGTAACCCGCCCAACTTTCCAGAAGCCTCGTCTGCCCCTTTGGTCAAAGCCTGCAGCGCCTCGATAACATTGCCGCCCGCTTCTTGAGTTTTCCGAATTGTGGCATCCAGTTTAAACGGATCAATCTTTTGCAGTTGTTGAGCTAGCTCAGAAACCCCCTTAAATCCAGCGTCCTCTGCCCTCGCAGATAGAAACGCCTTCTCGTTACTACCTAGCGCTCCACTTGTCAGTTGTCTAAGTAGCGCGATTTGCTGATCATCCCTGGCTTGATTGTTCGCAAGGATTTGAGAGAAAGCTTGACCAGCACGATCGTACTGCCCAACCTGTTCTCCGGATAGATTGAACGCCCGTTTTACAGATCCCCCACCCGCTGAACCTCCCCCGCCTTGAGAGATGGAGGCTTTCTGTGCTTCCTGAGCCGCTTTCTGCTGCTCGCGAGACTGGCGCTCTCTCGCCGCTTGCTGCTCAACGGCTAACTGCTCACGAGCCTGGGCGTTAATTTCTGATTGATTATCAATAGCTTTTTGACTCAGACTTTGAATCTTTTGCTTGAGATCTAGCTGCTGCTGTAATGCCGCAATTTCCTCTCTAGATTTACCTTCAGCCTCGGCTTTTTGAACTGCCGCTTTCGCATCTAAAACAGCGATATCCGCCTGAAGTTTGGCGATTTCAAGTTCGTTCGCCTTAATTTTTTCACTTAGTTCTAACTGTGCGAGTTTTTGCTGATATTGCAGTTCTAATTGAGCGTTTTGTTCAGCAAAGATTGAGGCTTGAATTGCAGCCGCGTCCGCGGACTTACCCGCGGCTTTCGCATCTTCTAAGGCGTAGTTTAACCGCTGCAATCTCAAGTTAGAAATTGCGGATTCTAAGCCTTGCTGCGCGGCCAATAGGTTCGATTGCTGCTGAAGTAGTGTGTTGACGTTTCCAAGTCCAGCGGCTTGAGCTTCGAGTGGAAGTTTGGCGCGCTGGAGTTCAACTTCAATTCCTCGAACCCGTTCAGCAATAAGCGCTTGCAATGCAGCTTTCTCAGCGTCGAGCCGCTGTAGATTGAGCTGCGAAATCTCATTAATCAGTTGTTTTTCCTGATCAGCAGCTGCTTTCTGGTCAACAGTTCCAGCGGCGCGAGCTTTCTGAATCTGCGCGAGGGCGTTCTTCTTCGCGTCGAGTTCTTGGCTTGTTCCTTCGAGCTGAATCGCGGCAATTTGCTTCTGGGTATCGCGCTCAATTTGTTCGCGATTCGCCCCACCTTGCCGAAGTGCGGCTAACTCAGCCTCGCGGGTTGCCGTAATTCGAGCGGTTTGAGACTGTTTGATTGCAGCCTCAACCTTGGCGTTTGCCTCCAAGATATCTTTGAGTCGGCGTTCCTGCTCGCGTTTACGCGCCTCAGCTTGCACCTTAGCGATTTCGGCTTGCAACTTAATTTCTTCAGATACAGCTTTCTGCCTTTCTTCGTCGGTTCCCAGTTCTTGGACTGCGCGAGCAGCCTCAATCCGTTTCTGGATTTCTTGAACTTTTAGCGCAGTTAACTGCTTGTCCGCTTCGGCTTCCGAGAGGTTCCCTGCGATTTGCTGTGCTTCAATCTGAGCCTGTCCTGCTTGAATAGCAGTAATTTCAGCTTCAATTGCGGACTGTCGAGATTTTAGCTGTTCTTCTTGAGCCTTCTTAGCCCCTTCAACCTCGTCCTTGCGAATTTTGTCGATCGCGGCTTTAGCCTTCTGGCGTTGGTCAAGACTGTTCTTTGTGTTCGCCTGAACCGCTTCAAGCTCTGCTAAAGCCTGCTGCTGCGTTAGCTCACCTAAGTCCAGGCGGTCTTTAATTGAGTCCACAAGGTCTTTGTTCGCCTTGGTTTGCCCCTGAATAGCAACTGTCCCTTTCTGGGTGGATTGCCCAGCCTTATCTAAGCTTTCGCTTAGACCCTTCAGTGTTTCAAGCTGATTTTTCTGGATAGCTTCAAGTTGAGCGTTTGGAGCTTTAGCACCTTTGACAGACTCTACAGCAGCGTTCACAAGCTCCTTATTACGCTCAATTTCAGCGTTGAGCTGTTTCTGCTCCTCTGGGGTTGCTGTCCCCTCAGCAACTTTTTTCTGAAGTGCTGCGAGCTTACGCTGTGAATCTTGAACTGTTCGGATAATCGAGTCCGATTGAGTTAGCAAATCTCCAAACTCAACCAACTTATTGTTGTAGCGCTCTTGAGCGGCAGTCGAAATTGCTTGAATTCCAGTTAGATCGCGAAGTCCGCCTCGAACGGCATCTAAACCCTGCTGGAACGGGTTTAACTCCTTGCCTGCCTGCTCAACACCTTGCTGCTCAGTTTGGGGTGTAACTGTGTTCTTTGGTGGCTTGGTTTTGCCGTTCTCCAAGTTGTATACGCGGAGAGCTTCAGTTAGCTTTTCTTGCCCTTTTACCGCGTCCTCCGCCCCGCTGCGAATCGAAGAGTAGGTGTCGGCCACTGCCGCAACCGCCGCCACTGCCGCAACCGCTAGGCCAGCGCTCAGTGCCATTTTTCCAAACGCGGCGGCGCTCGCAAGTTGGGCTTGAGTTGCTGTTCCGGTCGCGATCGCGAGTGCGGTTTTCGCGCTCGTTAAGCTTTTTGTTGCAACAGCACTTGTTACTGTCGCCGCCGTGTCAGCAACTAACGCTGCCGCAGATCTAACCGCAGTTCCGATAATTGAATTGTTGGCAATGTTGAATGCAGCGATCGCAATTGTTGCAGCAGTGATTGAGGTTCCGAGTCCGCCGACCGCAATCACAATTTGCTGAACCGGGGCGGGAAGAGACGTAAATCCGTCAATCAGGGCTGAAGCCGCGTTTAATAGGGGGACAAACGCAATCGCCGCTGTTTCACCAGCTTGGATTCTTACTTTTTCTAAACCGCCCGTGAATTTCTCGATCGCTCCTTGCGCCCCTTGGGTTAACGCGGTCGCAGCTTTCTCGGACGCTCCCTGAAACTCCTGCATTGTCCCGATCGTAGACTTGATTTTCTCGTCGGTTTGACCAATCACTGAAAGCACAGCGCGTGATCCTTGAACGCCAAACAAAGCGCTTAAAATTAACTCCTGCTCTGGTTTCGGGAAGTTTTGTAGATTCGCTTTTAGCTTTTGTAGAACCTGAGTGAACGGGAGGAGTTTGCCGTCAGCCCCGCGCACTTCCTGGTTTAGGAGTTGGAACGCGGCGATCGCTTGTTTTGACCCGCGAGACTTCAGCTCCTCCATCTCGGTTGTCGCACTTGCGGAGGCAAGGTTAATTCGTTTCAGCGCCTCTGCAAGCCCTGTGCCCGCGCTGGAAGCGTCTAACCCAGAAGCCGCCATTAACGCGAGGACAGTGATCGTCTCTTCAATACTTTGACCGGAAGCTTTCGCTTGCCCACCCACGTATTTCAGTGATTCGCCAATTTGAGCGGTTCCGGTGGCGGAAGCGTTAGAAGCCTGAGTGAGTAAGTCAGCAACCTTTGTGGATTCAGTGGCGTTTAGCTGGAACTGGTTCAGAGCAACGCCAATTACCTGCGCCGTAGTTTCTAGGGACTCACCAGACGCGCTTGCTGACAGCGTTACGCCTTTCAAGGCTTTAGTTGTTTGATCTGCGTTGAAACCCTGTTTTGCCAAATTAATCGAAGCCGCCGCTATTTCCTTGTTCCCGAAGGTGGTCGAACCAGCAAGTCGATCAACTTCTGCTCTTAATTTTCCAACCTGCTCTTGACTCGCCTGCGAAACCACCCCAAACGTTCTTAGCTGTTGGTCAAAATTCGCAAATTCCTTGAACGTTTCGGTCGCCTGTCGCGCGGTAGCACCGAGAGCCTGCTGAGCAAACTGACCCGCGCCCAAGCCCACAGCCGCCGCGCCCAACCCGGCAATACCGGACAGTTTCCCGCCTGAAAGCGCCGCGTCTTCACCAATGCCGCCTAAGAACCCACCCCCCGGAGGCGGGGGAAGGTTGACCGCTTTGTAAACGTCTCGAATCTCGCGCTCTAAATCTTTGAGCCGATTTAAATCTTTGTCAGTGACTTCAACTCTCGGCTTGATCAGTATTTGTTGCGCTTCAGATTGCGCCGCACTCAATCTTTGCTGTACCTGCCCTAGTTTTTGGGCTTGCGCTGTATCACCCCTTTGGGTGAATACAGCCTGACTTGTACCGATATCAGCGCCAAGGGTTTGCGACTCAGTGAGAAGCGAATCCAGTCGTTTACGAACGTTCTCCTGAATGTCCGCTGTGAGCCGCCCGTAGAAGAGTTTCAACTGCCTGACGAGGCTTTGACCTTCAACCGGATCATCGACCCGCAACAGTGCTAAATCTCCCTCGACTGCGGCAAGACCTTTGCGCTCATTTTCAAAGGCTTGGCGCTGCGCTTTTCTCAGGTTTTCTTGGTTCTGACGAATTAAATCCTGAGACTCTTTCTGAACCAAATCGTCGAGAACGCTTGTGACATCGACACCGCCTGTTCCCCGTGTCGTTTGCCGATCGATGACTCCTTGCGTTGATGTAATTTGCTTCTGCGTTGCCTCGATAAACCGCTTAAAGAGCTGCTCGTCAATCCGATCGATTTGATCTACTTTTGCTTTAGTCAGTTTATCGATCAGCTTCGTGTAATTATTAACCGCCGCATTGACTAGGTTCTCGTCTAGCTCCGGCGTGTCTCCTACTTTTCTGAAGCGATCTTGTAATTTGTCGATCGCGATTGAAAGCTGTAATTCCAGTGTCTCAAGCAGCCGTCTACGTTTTCCATCAATCGACGAAAACACCTGACCCGGATCTAGAGCCTGAGCGTTAAGATCCTCGCCTCTTGCGATATCCGGTTGTCGGGTTTGGGCGGAGATGCGATCGCGAAGGGCCTGCAGTTTGGGAACAGCGGCAGACGCTGCGATCGCGCCCTTGAGCGGAACAGGGATCGGAAGCTGGGCCGCTAAATTCCCGACTCCAAATCCGGCAATATCCCCGAACAGTTCATCCGCCTGCTGTTTTTCTGAGACGCGATACTTTTCGACTAAATTGCGAATCGCGTCAATCTTTTCCGCGTTCGACTTCTCGCGAAACTCGACAGATTTGCGAAGTTCTATGTATGCCTGCGCGAGCGGGCTGAGGGTGTTGATTGCGGTTCGAGCGGCTAATGCTCCGATCGCGTCCGCTGCCAGCCCTGCAACACTCCCTTGATTCGCGGCAAGTGATGAGGCGGCGAAGCCTGCTGTATTCACCGCTAAGTCTTTGGCTACGGCTTGAACCTTGGGAGTTTGAGCGGCGTTTCTAACGGTGTCGCTGAGCTTGCTCTGCTTCTCAATTTCTGCGAAAGATGCGATCGCGCTATTGAGGGCATCAGCGGTTCGAGCCGCCGCCCGTTTGAGTACCAACAGCCCTTCATCTAGATTGCCCAGTCCGACCGAGAGATCTAACGCCTGGGCGTTGAGGTCTTCGCCTCTTGCAGCCTGTTCCTTGCGGAACTTGCCAACTTCTTTGGCGACTAATCCTTCTTTTCGGGAGAGCCGACCTTTCACGCCCCCGAGTTGACCAATCGCCCCAGAGTTATCCCCCGCTGATTTCAGTTGCTCAATCAGCCCGTCAATGTCGCGCTTTGCGTTGAGCGCAAGTTTCTGAATCGTTTCTTCGTAAGCATTGACTAATCGAGCGTCTCCAGACTTAATCGCTTCTTTCAGTTTTTGATAGGCTGCGGCAAATTCTTGGTCTAACTTCTTCGCTTGTGCGATCGCGCCGTCAATTTCTCGGCGAGTTGCTTTCGGCTCAATTCGGTCAGCCTGTCCGGTTTGAACAGAGGTTGCGGCGACATCAATCGCCCCGCGGTTCTGCACTCTTGATTCTGCGGTATCAGCTTTGACCTTAACCGCATCAGTTGCGACCGCCGCTTTGTCGATCGCATCACTTACCGCGTCGGTAATCACTCGCGCTGTTCGCCCTGCAAGAGCGGCAACAGTGCGCCCGCCCACTACAGCTACACCTGTTTTTGCTAAAACCACGGATGCGCCTGCAACGGCAACATCAATCCCGGCGGTAACAGATCCCGCGATCGCGCCTTGTAATCCGAGAACATTCGGCACTGCTCCCGCGATCGCACTTGCGGCAGACGCACTTGCTGCGTTTCCGAGCGGAACTAGCGCGGATGATGCAAGTTGTGTAGCTGCTCCGACTGTTGCAGCGCCGCCGGGTAAAAGAGCGGTTGCCGCTCCGAATGCGGCGGCGGGAAGGGCGACATTTTTACCGACTGATTTAATGGTGCGACCAGCGGGGATAATATCCAGCGCCAAGCCTTCCATCGCTTCCGCGACTTTGTACCCTGTTTTCGCGATCGCAACTGTCGCCTTGGCCGCTGCCCCCGCGCCCTGAGCTAAAGCCGCTGCTGGAGCTTGAAGCGTTTCCCCGACCTGACGAATTGTAGAGACGGTTTTCTGCGCTCCCTCCGCTACGGCGCGAGCAGCTTGCCCGGCCCCTTCCGCAACGGATGCAGCCCGCTCTCGAATTGTGGGCTGATCTTGTCTGAGAGTGCGTTTCTCCGCCTGGGCGCGAGGCTCAACTGGGACAAGTTCGCGCTCATTCTGTTTGAGATCGAGAGGGATTTGTAGGGGTTCTGGGGTTTTTAGTTTCTCGATTTTGCCGATAATCGAAGTGATGACGGCTTTGACGGCGGTGTTCGCCTGCTGTAACTCCGCCTGCAACTGGGCGATCTCCGCCTCAGTTGCGGTTCCCGCCTGCTGAGCTGCTTTTTCTGAAACTGCGCGAACTTTTGAGAATTGCTGTTCGTAGATTTGGATGTACTGAGCGATTGTTTGCCCTAAGTCTGCTCCTTGCTCCGCCGCGGTTCTTTGTAGAAGTTTAATCGCGGTCAAAAACTGCTGTTTTACGGGCGCGATATCTTGCTGCGCAGCAATATCGGTGATTGCCTGTAAATTCTGCTGTTGTTGACGTTGCTGCAAGACCCGCTCAGTTCCGCGACTCGCCTGAACTTTTGCGTTAAGTTCTACTGCGCGCCGCTCCGCCGCGTATCTTCCTAGCTCAGGCGCAATCTGTGAAAGCTCTTGCTGAGTCGCCTGCACCTGACGCTCTGTAACGACACGGTTTTGTCTTGCCGCATCAATTCCACGGGCTGAGCCAAAGTCAAAATCTTGAGCGTGCGCGAGTTCCTCGGATAAGACCCGGATCTGTTTTTCGGTGAGGCTATTTTTTTGAATCGCCTCAAACATCTCCCCAGTAACAACGATCGCGTTTAGCGCAGGTTGGTAGAGTGACGCTGCGTTCTCGCGCTTCAGTAACGCATCATTCACGACTAAGCGGGGAAGCTTTTCAGGGTTAATGTTTCCAAGCGTGGCTTGAGCAACATCTAGAAACGCTTGGGATTGTCGCTCTGGTAAAACCTGCTCAACGCGTCCCCTCGCTGTGATACTCGCTTGGCGCGCCTCCTCAACTGCGCGAGTTGCAATTTGACGAGACTTAGACAGCGCGGTAATCGTCTGCGAGAGGCTTTGTAAATCAGCCCCGGCAAATCTCAGATCTTCTGCGATCGCGCTAATTGCCTCGGTTGACTGCCCGGACTTCTGCGCCTCATCTAGTTTCTGATTGATTTTCTGATAGCGTTTCTGCGCCTGATTAAATTCAGACTGGCGCTCTTGAATCTGCTGTTCTAGCGCAGCGAGTCTTTGAGTTGCGGCGGTTTCGATGCGGCTTAATTGCTCGATAGCTTGCCGCCATTCTTGTACCGCCTGCTCCCGAATTTGCGGGGTTCGAGCTTCGCGTGATTGCTGCTGAGTGCCGCGCACCGCAAGCCCTTCTCGCAAAATGTTGTCTTGCCCGATCGTATCGGTGACACTTTGCCGTAACTGCCCCGGCGCTTCCCGAACTTGCGCTAAGACGTTCTCTAGTTTTTTACGAAGTTCTTTGTCGTCAATTTTGGCAATTTGCGCCTCAAGAATATCCGGCAGTCCTTGCAGCCGAGATGAAACCGCGCCCGTAATCGCTGATCCGATCGCGCCTCCTACTTTCTCAGCCAGTAGTTCAGAACTCCCCACACTCTGAGAAAGTGAGTTTTCTAAAGCGTTCGATAACCCCTGCCCGAACTTAGCACCGATTGGGTTCGTAATCGACTGAACTAGACCAAACCCAATCCCTGATAGAGCAGTCGAGGCTACTGATCCGATCGCGCTAAACGGCGCGGCGGCAATATTGCCCAGTGTCCCTAAGATGTTGCCCTGCTTTAGATTCTCAAAGCCCTTTTGAATCGAGCTGGTAATCGAATCAGTCAATGCCCCGCTAATTCCGAGCGGATCAGGATTGTTTGACGCGGCAGAGCGATCGCGGTAGGCTCCATTCGTGGCTCGAATTTGTTGGGCCAGTTGGCGTTCAAGCGCAAGCTGGTCAGATAATCCAGACTGGACATCTTTGAGCGATCGTGTAACTGCGCTGTTCGACCTTGTTAGTTCCTGCCCGCCTCGAACTAATTGCGAGATTGCCGCTTCCTGCCGCTCTAGTACTGCGGTCGCCTGCTTTGTGGCAGTTTCAATTGATTTCTGAGCCTGCTCAATCTGGCGGTAAGCGCTAATGATGTCGCCTAAGCCAGTGGTCTTAAACTCGAAAATTTCTTCTGAAACTGCCATTGCTCTTAACCTTTAGGGATCACATCGTCAGGGTTCGGAAAATAGAGCTTTTGCAGCACCCCGAAATGCTGCGCTCCAGTTGAGTCGGTGTAGGAGTGAACTAAGCCCGCCACAATATGTGGGCTTAACCATTCGGGCTTAATGTTTGCGAGTTCACAGAGATGGAGCGCGATTTTATAAAGTTCTTCATCCCGCGAGATTGCTTCGATAAAGTTCACCCCTTGAGGACAGCGCCGCCAGAACAATCGATAGAGTTCGCGGAACTCATCGAATTGGGTTGCTTTGATGCCTGGGATAATGCGGCTCCACCCGTCGCGATCGGTGAATCGAAACTTGGGGAACTCTGCATCAAACATCGGTCGGAACCAACTCTTCCAGGATTTGCAGACCTTGAGCGATGAATGAATCCTTTTGATTCACCTGCTGCTGAAGGGAAGCGTTTGTCGCATTGAGTACCGCATTAGCAGATAGTAAAGAAGCGATCGTGGTCATTAAGGTCGCGATGTTGGGATCGGTCTGCTCCTGCGCTTGCTGCAAAATCGCGAGGGATTCATCAATACTGGGCGGAATCGCTGGGCGCTCGGTGAGTAGGGCATCAGCAAGATAGGCTTTGATGGTTGTCAGTTGCTCTAAATGCTCGGTCATGATTTTTCCTTAATCCGTTGAATGTCCTGTTTTACCAGTTTTATCGCGGTTGAGATCGCCCCGTCTTCAACGGGCTGACCATCCTGACTAAAGTGATGCGGTCCATCTTTGAAACGCTCAGTTCCTTCGCGAGCAATTTTACGAGCGACGAGAAAAGGCGGAATCCCGCGAACTTTTGCCCACCTTGCTAAATGCGAAGTGTCGCCATAGGGCGGGAATTTACCCGGTGCGCGACCCTCTAAAGCCAGTAATCCGTAAGGCTGTCCGGTTTCGGTTTTAGCGTCATTGACGATCGTGAGTTCAATATCTTTGCCTTTTAAGCGCGTGTTGATATCCCACGCCCCTGCCGCTTTCCCCGTATCTTGCGGGGTGTCAGATTGCAGGGTTGCCGCAGCATCAATAAAACGAGTTTCGATCGCGTCTTGAATCTGCGGCAGTAACGATTTAAATCGATTTGCCACATAGTCCGTCCGCCTGTATCGAATCTCCATACTTCAAATCGGACAGCGTGTCCGTTTTCAAATTGTGATTTCTTGAAATCCCATCTGCTCGAATGAGGTAATGGGTTCTGCTTGCTGCTCGGTTGGTCTGGTCATTCCCCAGGCTTTCAGGACATCTTCATCTTTGATTTCTGCCTGTTTCGGCTTTCCAGATCGCATTGCTGAGAATTGCTCTAAAACGCCCTGCAATTCATTCCACGGGGTTGAATCAACAGTTTGTTTCGCTTTGGCAAAGTCCATCTCTAGCAGCATCAAAGCCGCGATCGCGCGGTGATACTGATTCGAGGGATCTTCGACAATTTTTGCTTCTGGATCAGTGGCGGGAAACTCCATCTGAACAATCAGACCATCATTGCCCTCATGCCGAAATAGCAGTCCTTCGAGTAATTCCCAGTTGCACCACTCCGGATCAACGCCTGCAAGTAACAGCATTGAATTTGCGCGATCGCGAAACTCACGGTTCGAGTCATACAGCACTGACCCTGGTAAATCGGGGCTGGCTTGAATGATGCCCCAAGCGATCGCCCGGTATTCTAAAAACCGCAGTCGGTTGGGCAGAGACAGACCCTCAATAATGCGGAGTTTACCCGTGCGATCGCGCCAGTGGATTTCGTCTTTAAAGAATTCTCGAATAGCCATAGTTCAGGCGGTGGCGAGGAATGCTGTGCGCCACCGTCTAGGAATTATGCAGCCTTTCGGAACATGCGGACAGGTGAACGATTTGCGCCTTTGACCACAGCGCGATATTCGAGTGTCACTCCGGGATCTCCACCGATCGGAAGCTCGAAGCCACCGGAGGGAGATAAGTCCATCTCAACCATGACGATTTCAGGCTCAGTCGAGCAAAGAACACCGCGGAATAACAGGTTATTCAACCGCCGTGGCGAATCAGCAATGCCGAGGGATTCTAGACCCGATGCGACAATTTCATCGACCGAGTACTTAATCGGCGCGCCTGCGAGTCCTGCGTTAAAGGTGAGTGTCCCAGCGGTGTCGTCAAGTAGAACCTGATTGACGGTCGGAGTTCCAGTCGTGACGACTTCTAAATAGCGAGGTAAACCCCAAGTGCCACCTGCATAAACAGAGACTTTGACATCATCAACTTCAGCGTCTACCAGCTTCGTGTCAGTGATTTCAGGATCTCCGATCACGGGCACTGAGGTCATTTTGAAGTTAGAGATTTTGCTGTTTGGAGCAGCCGCCCAAGTTTCGCCCATCAATAGAGCGATCGCATCAGAGCGAAGTTTCTGAACTTCAAACGAAACGTTCCAAGTCGATCTCGTGATGATGGTATCGAGGATTTGTACCTCACAGGTTCCGTCCACGGTTCCCTCGACTTCGGTTTCTTCGACTTCTTTCGAGATGGTAGTACTGATAATCGGTAGGTCGATTAATGCTTTCTGTGTTGGAGTGGAACCAGGTCCGATGACTGGGTTGTCGGTAAAGAAGCCTTTTGCTTCAAAGTTGCGAATCGTCATAATAGGTTGGGGTTCAAAAGTTGTTGACCCTTTCTAATGGCGATTTAGCGGCTATAGTTCAAAATGTTCACGAACTAATCCCGAAATGCTCCTGAAATGAGCAACACAAACTCACAGAAGCGTGAAAATCAAGCTAAGCTGAGCTTTTACATTGAGCAGGCTGGAAAAGAGGACTTTGAGCAATGGTGCGATCGACACGGCTTAGATATGTCTACTGTTTTGCGCGGGTGGATTGCGAACAAGGAAGCGATCGGGGTGTGGATTAAGAATCAAGGATATCAACAATGAACAGAAAGACACTGCATTACAAAGTCACGATCGAAGAGGTCTGCGAAGTCGAGTATGAAACCTCTGACTGGGCAGTAGTGTCCGAGGAGGACGGGAAAAAGAACTACGGCTATCAGCCCCGCCGCACAGAAGTTAAAGTTCAAACTGGGGAGATTTTCACTCAGCAGGTGAAGGAACTGGACTTGAGCAAGGTTGTACTGGCGGTAAATGGGCTGCCAGGAATAGAAAAGCAAGAGTAAATCTCTTCAGCGTCCGGCGGCTCCGAGAAATCCAAACTCGGAGCGCTGGCGATGGATTATCAAGTGAAAGAGATCGTGGCTAAGAGCGGAGACATTCTTGTTCTCACGGATTACAACAAGCTGGTGAAGTATCTGAGTCGATATTGTCTTGACTTTCAGTTTGTTGATTGGAATTCGAGATTCGATAAAGATTCGATCGTTGCAGCGTTAATAGATGCTCCAAAGATCAAAAGTATTTCTCGGAAAACCCCCAAAATTGTAATTGGTGATGAGTGCGATTACGAGATTGCAAAGGCGTTTCGTAATGGAGCGATCGAATATATCAAAAAGCCGTTTGATTTTTGTGAGGTGATGCTCAGGATCAACGCTGCATTAGGGCATCTTTTAGAAGTCGAAGAAATCCCGGAAGAAAAGAACCGTTTCAGATCTGAGAGACAAAGGCAGTTGTATCAATTCTTTGTTGATAATTCACAGCGAATTTTAACTGCTTCAGAGATTCGCGAGTTTCTAGGAGTCTCGACAATTGATGATGCAAAGCAATATATCTATCGACTCAGAGCGAAAGGTGTCGTAATCGAAAACCATTGGAAGCAGGGTTGGAGCTTGCAACCTGGAAACTCATCAAATCAGACAGCGTGACCGATTTCAGCCTCTCTTTTTGCAACAAATAATTTCAAGTCTGTGCAGCTTCGCGTATTCCCGTAGCTTGGTTTCGGGATCTTTCAAGATCGTACTTTCTGGCATCACGAAAACTTGCATCCCTTCATCTGGAGTAAGATAAGCTCGCAGCCGATCACCCGGATCATTTAGATCAAAAATTGTTGTACCTTCCTGCACCACCACATCCTCTCGTTTGGATGGAGTAATTAGCCGCAGTTGATAGGAACCAAAAGGACGTGTCCAACCGAGATGAGAATCCTGAAACCCGTTTGCAAGCGATGACAGTAAAGGAGATTGTAAACCATGTACCTGTGCAAACCAGTTGAGATTATTGGTTTCGTATAGTTTGCCGTCAGGAGAACGGAACACGCGCACTTTCATTGGTAGAGATGGATCAATCAGCGAGGTTCGCCTTTTCAGTTCATCGATCGATGGAACAAGCTCAGAATGACCAATCGTTTCGACGTGGCTTTGTTTAAGCAGTGCGTTCTCCTCTCGCTTAATCTCACGCAGCACAAACTGACGTTCAACCCCTAATACTCTCGCAGCTTCGCGGGCACTCCGGTAAATCTTCTTCGATCTAAGATCTTGTACCTCAACACGCTTCTTTTTCAGGGGTTGAGCCGCGCATTTCTCAGCAAGAGCGCGATCTCCTAAAATCTCGCTCAACCTATCGATATCAATGCCTGAGAACCGCCAAAAATGCTCAGTGCAGAATTCATGTAGCGCAACTCGATAAATGACACATTGACCTGTTATGCCTCGCGCAACCATCTCTGTTTTGAGTCCGCGCTTTTTCCAGACACGAATACGATCTACTGGGACATCTAACCGTTTAGCGAGATCGGTCATGCTCCATCCGTCATCAACACACTTCACGGATTTTGCAAGGCGCGTAATTTTAACTTTTAGAGCAACATCAGTGCGATCTGTCCATCCGTGGTGAGCAGCCGCGACGTGGAATGACTCATAGATTTTTGCTGTGGGCATCTTGCCGATTCTTGATTTAAGAAAATCTAGTTCGGCATCGCTCCATATGTTTATAGAATTCGCTTGTGCAGAGAGCTTGCGGGCGCAAACACTAGAGCAGGTTTGGGGAATGCGACTTGGTTTCTTCCAGAGCGCAAATATGCGATCGCAAACCTGACAGCGTGATTTGAATTCAGGGAACACAAGTTCTTTGCTAATGTCGTCACGATAAGGCAGTGCATTACGCTCTCGCTTGTAGGTCTGAGTCTTGAACCGATGATCTTGTTTGGCTGCTTCAATTTCGACCTGTGCTTTGCTTAACCAGCGCTGAATTGTCGTCGGATCAACTTCAAACCATGCAGCAGCTTCTTTCTTTCGGAGTCCGTTTAATTGAGTTAGGAGAAGGACTTCACGTGACGGGTAAGTTAATTGATTCAGAATTGCCTTGAGTTGAACTTGCTCGTCATCGGGTTCTACAACAATAAGATCGTCAGCAACGATGTCTAGTCGAGTTGTTTCTGAATCCGAGCTAAGCGGAGCATCAAGGCTCTGAATATATTGCCGTCGTTCACCTCGGCGATGTCGGATCAACTCTCCTTTAGCGCTTCTGATGTAGTGGAGGATTTCGCCTTTGATGTACGGGACTGCAAAGGTACTAAACGCAAACCCTTTCGATTCATCGAATCGCTCGACAGCTTTCATTAAGCCGATCGTCCCAATACTTACAAAATCATCAAACGTCTCAGCCTCACTGCTAAACCTGCTGGCAATTTTGCGAACCAAGTTAAGGTTTTGTTCAGCGATGCGCTGAATTTCCCGCCTCGTTTGTGTTGTCATTGTGTAGTCGAAAGTATGTCAAATTACTGCTACTTGCCACAGTACGGACTTGATCCGCGCGTGATGAGCTATTTACGATCGCGCGGATGGAGTGTTCGCAAGCGCCGGAAAGTTCCGACTTGGATTTTAGTCGATCGTCTAAGCGGTTGGTCAAGCTTCATTTACTGGGATAGAAACTACGGTTGGGGCAGTTCGGACAATGTTCCGTTCTTGGAGATTCGTGCGGCTTTGCAAAATCCAAACCGAACAGAGAATCGTGAGGTATAAGAGAACCTCACAAAACAAGACCGAAAAATGTTGCCCCACCTTCGCCAGATTGCTCCCGAACCAACCCAAGTACAAGTCAAGAAGAGATTGGCTGAAATCCTGAGAGGTTATGTTCGCGGCGCGGTTCCGTCGCAACGATATGCAGTGTTGAAAGAAGCCAAGCAATACGCGATCGCGAATAATCTAGAACTTCCCGTCTGGGTGCAACCTGAGCTAAGTCGAGCAGCACAGAATCTTCTGAAGGGTTTCACAGAGTTGTGCTGAGTTTGGATATTTGAAAACGGTCAGCCTGTCCGATTTCAATTCTCTTTAAGCCATTCGCCTACAAACTGGTAAAGATTCTCAGGGAAGGGGTGACATACCCAGAAATCCTGACTAATCAATGTTTGAGCACTTGGAATCCAAGCATCTTTAGGTTTTCCTTTTTTACGATCGCGATAGTTGTGAACCACAAAGCCGTTTTCAACCGGTTCAACTACTGCGTCTTTGACGAGTTCCCGTAATTGCTTTTGGCATTCTTCACGAGCGATGCTGATTTGTAAGTCTAAAAGTTGCTGTTGCTTAGTTGTCATGATTTGTACTCCTTAAGCCGCGATCGCATCAGCAAGAGAACCCACTCCAAGAACCGCATACACATGCTTGCAGGGCTTTTGATGTTGCTGGTAATCTTCGCAGGTGCAAGCAAACTGGGTATTCACAACGTACTGGGATTTCTTTTCCGTGTTGTAGACATTGAAAACGCCAGACTGAAATTTAACAGTCTCAACAATGAGTGATTTTGCGCCAGCCTTGCGAAACTCAACGAAATCCCGCTCGAATGCTTTCTTGCTGATGAAGGTAGAGCAGCGACCTTTGCGGGTTCTGTAGGTAACTTGAACGACGTTCTTCAGTTCGCGAACTGCTTCGATTTTAGTAGCGAGGCTTGCGAGGATTCTTTTTGCTGCGGATTTGGTGAACATATCGTTTTTCCTAGTTGCTGATATGCCCATCTTGCCGTGTACACACGCTAAATGAGAGCGATAGAACTACGGAACTTAATCAAAGCTGAGTAACGTACAAACACTGAGCTTATCCACGTGTATACACGCTACCCTAGACAAGAAGTTTAATAGACCTGAAAAATGCCGATCGAAGATCATCAGTTCCAAGGTTTCGGGGTTGGAACCTCTCGCAAGGAAGATCCTATTACCGTGCGGTTTCCAAGTGAAGTCACACAAATTCTGAGGGATAAGTCGAAGATCAACGATCGACAAACCTACATTCGTAATGCAGTAAAACGCCAGTTAATCGAAGATGGCTTGCTGCATGTCTCAGAAAACAATGATCTAACGTATAACGGAAGCACCGAAGAATAGACCCTTTAGTAATGCTGACCCCGAGACAGAAACGATTTACAGAACAATTCGCGATCGATTTCAATGCCGCTGCTGCGTATCGACGGGCAGGATACCAACCCAAAAACGACAAAGCGGGGCGGTCTGCGGCTTCTAGGCTGTTGGCGAATGTTAACGTTCAGGCTTATCTTGCCGAATTGCAGGCAAGACAAGCGGAAAGACTGCAAATTGACAGCGATCGTGTCCTCACAGAGTTTATCCGCATTGCCTTGTGTGACATCACTGATGTGATTAGTTTTAACGAAAGCGGGGTCAAGCTGAAAGACTCAGCAACACTTGGTAAAGATGTCACTGCCGCGATTAAATCGATTAGCGTAACGACGATGACGATTCCAGTAAAGGACGGGAATCCAATCGAAAAAGTAACAACGACGATCGCGATGCACGATAAATTGAGAGCTTTAGAAAAACTTGCCGATCGCTTCGGAATATTCAAAGAACAAGTCGAAGAATCTGCCCCCGATGGTATTGAGTTAGAACTAATTACACCCGATGACGATAGCGAAGACGCAAGTTCTGAAGCATCAGCTTAGTTTCTGCAACGATTTCACGAGTAAATATCTCGCGTTGGTCGCAGGGTTTGGAGCAGGAAAGACCAAAAGCCTAATCCTGAAAACGATTCTATTAGCCTCAAAAAATGTCGGAACGGATGGAGCGCTCTACAGTCCAACGCATACCCTCGCAAATGACACGCTGATTCCTGAGATGGATGATCAGCTTGAGGCTTTGGGTATCCCCTACAAATTTCGTGCGTCTCCCTTGCCGTCCTACACCCTGTTTTTCCCGAATGGTAAAACTCGCGTTTTAGTTCGCAGCTTTGAGAACTGGCGGCGGATTCGGGCCAATAACCTCAGCTTTGCTTGTGTTGATGAAATTGACGTGGTTGAGCCGCGTATTAGTAAACCCGCGTTCAAGTTGCTAATGGGGCGGATTCGCGTCGGTAAGGTGCGGCAAGTGGCTGTCGTCAGTACGCCCGAAGGTTTCGGGCTGCTGTGGGAGTTCTTTGTGAAAGAGGCGGCGGGAAAAAGCGATCGCAGACTTATTCATGCCAAATCAACCGATAATCCGTTTCTGCCGGAGGACTTTATCGAGTCGCTGCTCGAAAACTATCCGCCGCAACTGATTCGCGCTTACCTGAATGGGGAATTTGTAAACCTGACCCAAGGCGCGATTTATACCAGCTTCGATCGCGCGCTGAACAATTGCCTGGATGAACCGGATCTCGAATACCTACATCTCGGCATGGATTTCAACGTGGGCAAAATGGCGGCGGTCGTTCATGTTTTTCGGATGCAGGAGCCGCGGGCCGTGGATGAATTTGTGAATCTTCAAGACACACCTGCGATGATTGTCGCGATTAAGGAGCGCTACCCAGACCACGCGAAGCAAGGATTAATCAAGGTTTATCCAGACGCGAGCGGGAATAATCGCAGCACTAAGAACGCTTCTGAGTCTGATATCGCGCTATTGAAGCAGGCGGGCTTCGAGGTCATTGTAGATAAGACAAATCCGTCAGTGCGCGATCGCATTAATGCAATGAACGCGGCCTTCTGCAATGCGAAGGGGCAGCGCCGCTATCGAGTGAACGCGCTGCGGTGTCCTGAGTATGTGCAGTGCCTAGAGCAGCAGGTTTGGAAAGATGGGCAGCCGGATAAGACACAGGGGTTTGATCACCTTAATGATTCTTCGGGCTATTTCATATCGAAGGTGATGCCGATCTCTGAGGTCAGTCATGAGATGTCCGCGCCGATTGGATCTGTAAGATCTCGAAATCGGTCACGCTGACCGATTTGAGTCACTGCTCCCCAGCTTGCTGCCTTCGCTTACGAGCGGCCCATTCTGCTTTATACTTGCGCCGTTTCTCTGACTTCTCAAAGTCGGTGCGCTTTTTCCACTCCACTTGGCGATCGTTGGAGTTCTCATATTTGCGAGGTCTACCACGCCCCCGCTTTGGCTCCTCACTCATGCGTATCTCCCGTCGGCTCACCCCGACCAATTCCAAATTGACGTAAAGTGGCGGCAACATCTGAGAGATCACTGCCGCAGTAGTAATACTGTCGATCGCGCAAATTTGCGAGATAGTAACCTTCCGCGCCGAGCTTGAGGCGGAATAGCTCTACCGCGATCGTCTCGTCACTCAGCCCAAAAAGCTGCTCTCGATTTTCAACCCAGTCGCTAGATCGATCAGATGGGCCGTAGAACACTTTGCCGTGGCGAAAATGCCACCCCTCTCGATCTCGCTTCACAACTCGAAAATAACTAGGGTAGATAATTCGTGTCATCTGAGGTATTCTCCGGTTAGGAAAGCCCCCCAAGTGCGAGTTGGGGAGCCTTGTTTACGGTCTAGTTACGGTTCTTAAGATCCCGCGTTTCAGAGTCATCGTCGTCACCGACTTCCTTTAACAGGTCGTCTGTACTCACGATTTTCTCTTGACCCGGTTCCTCGTCGTTATCTTCCAGCCAGGTATCTTCGTAGATGTGGTGGAAAGTTTTCGACGGGTTGTAGTCTTGAGAACCGTTCCCGTTTCCATTGGACTGAACTATGTTGTTAACCTCTCCTTTGAGGGGGATAAACTGTTTTCCCTCATGCTTTTATTGTAGTGTCCACCGCTCCAAGATAGTTGGGCGTAATTACTGAATTTTGTGGTGTCTACAAATCCGCGCAAATCGGTCACGCTGTCCGACTTGCGCTATCGCTTCCCAAAGCCGGAGGATCGCATTATGAGTCAAGAAATTAAACTCACTGTCCTGTTTAGCGGGGAAAGTGTGATCGAGATTGCCGAAAACTACGATCGACATCTAACTGAGGTCAGAAGGCAACTTCCAGTGATTCAAAAAGCCGAGCTTTATGACCACATTAATCGAGTAACTTTAGGAGTCTGGAGTGAGTTGCCAACCCTCGATCAGATTTGCCTAGCAATTAACAAAGAGCGGGTTGAGCGAGATCGGAATGCGATAGAGGATAGATCGATAGATGTTCGAGTTAGGGCGCTTATCTTCGAGAATACTCTTAGCCCTACGCTTCCGGGCTTTCCTCACCGATTGCTGATTTACTAGAGAAATTATGGCTTACGTCGAGATTAGAGAAGTTGAGTTTAGTGACGCGGCGGTTCCCGACGATCGCAAGCAGATTATTAAAGATTTCCTGCTTTTGTGCGATGCTGATGCCTCGGCGGAGACAAAATTCACTCTCACTTTTGATCCTAAGCAGGCGCTGCCAGCAATGGGCGGTTACACTTCTGACAGGCTTCAGTTAGAGAGCGAAATCAAGGCGCTATCCCCCATCAGGATTAAGGCTGACTCTGGCCATGAGTTCTTGTTAGAAGAGCCTGAGCTTTGGATTAGGAGCGATCGGTCTTATCTTTGGTTTGCAAGGTTTACGTTATTCGTCTAAGGCGATTCTTGATTCACGGGGTATTCGAGCTTTTTTGAGGTAAGCGTAACGTGATGCATTTTCTAAACTTCTATGTCTTGCAATGGCTGTTCATCCGCCTGTGCCGCGTACAAAGTGATGAAAGTGACGGCGGCAAGTTTTTGGGGTGGGGAATCGTTGGGCTTGTACCGCTTAGTGGCTACTTTGGAAGCCCCTGTAAAAGCTGGCGTAATGGGTTCCTGCTGTACTTTGGGAAGTAACGGTGAAAGCTATGATCGCTGATCTTCCCAAATCGGACAGCGTGACCGATTTCAAGCTTCCGCGAGTAATATGAATTCCATTGCTTGCGCCACAGCGCAATACTTGAGAGCAGGACAGCGAAGCTTGTGAAAACAATTATTGAAGCATCGGAAGCATTAACCTACGCGCCTGCGCTGAGCCTATACGGGGCGGCGCTCGAAAGCGCGATCGTCTCAACACAGTTCTTAATCGAAAGCGTCCTTGGCGCGAATCGCCCTCTGAGTCCTACAAAGTTTACTGAAACACTAAATCTCTCCGGTGACGGCAGAGCGTACCTCGCAAACCTGCCGATTTTACCGATCGCTGAAGAGACTCCGATCCGCGTCAAGATTCGAGGCGGAACACTGCCGAGCTACAGCCTAGACGCGCCTGTTGCTGGGTGGGTTGACCTTGATCCTGAACAAGCTGAGATTGATTCTAAGACGGGGGAACTGCAGATTTTAGGGTACGGGTTACTACAGCCCTCGCTTTACTCAGCCGCGCCAGCGGGGATTTATTCTTCAAGCCCACGTCGCACCCGGCCCACACAGCGGCCCCAAACTCCTGCAATTCAAATTGATTACTGGGCGGGGTTCGATTTTACGAGTGAAGAGGCCGAGGTAATTCGGATTAAACAGATGTTCGGGCAGGTTCTGATCCTGACTCAAACAGACGCAGGAAACGGTGTTAAGCGGCGTAAGGTGGATGGAGAATACGAAGTCGAGTATCAAAATCCGGTACTCCTGCTAAATTTGGAAAACCAGCGAACGACTGGCAGTATTCAGCTCGACAATCTACTCACCTTCTTTCACCAGTACAGACCGCGATCTTATGCAGCGTAGTCAACTCCCCGGTTCTCGCATTAAAGAGCTTCGGATTCAGCAGGGTCTATCACTCCGCCGCTTAGGTGGTAGCGCCTTTGTTAATGCCTCTACCCTCAGCCGATTAGAGCAGGGGAAAACGAGGTGCAGTAGCTACACGATTGCTCAGGTAGCGAAAAGCCTTTCTGTTTCTCCGGTTGAAATCGACCCCGACTTTAATCAGAAAGTACTCGCGGAGCTAGCCAGCATTGAGGCGGATTTGAAGCGGATCGAAGAGTATCAGGGGAAGGTTTCGGAATTGCAATCGTCGATCGCACATCGGCAAAGGATGATCGTTTCATGCCTGCTCGGTGGTCAGGTTGCAAGCTAGTCTTCCGCCCAGTACTGCCAGATTTTTCCATTGCCCATCATTTCATCGTAGGCATGCTGAGCTTCTACGATCGTGTAACCCTGCCGAATGAGTTGATTCTGAATGCGAAGACGCTCTTGGGTTTCTTGGGGCTGCGACTCTACGAGCTGCTGGAACTCGCGATCAACTTGAACTGAGTAGATTAGATTGCGAACAAAACTGATCATTTGTGTTTGCTCCACGATCTCGCCTTTTGCTATCAAACCCAAATCCGTCCAAGAAATTTCAGTTGCGGCTGAAATTTTGTAAAAATCTTTGCAACGGGCGTTAGAGATGCGATCTCATTATCCCAACTCAAAATACTGGGATGGCAACACCCACTAGACGCAACCTTATTCAACGCCTGTGGAGCTTCTTTACGGCAGGCACACTCACATCAGCGGATAACAGTTCGCTGCAAGGATCACAGTACCCGATCGGCAATCGGCAGCGCAGGCGATCAACTCTGCCGCTACCAGAGCAACCAATTCGCCCGATTTATGGTGATTTGAGTATTTCCCAAGAATTAGTTGAAATGCGGACGTGGAGCTATGAGATGCGCCACTCGATTTCAATTCTGTCGCGAGACTGCTTTCAGCAAATCGACGGGCGATCCGCTTCATGGCGAATTGCTGAGACGTTAGAAGACGGGCGGAAGGTCCACCCGGATGTGATTGCGATCGGGCGAGATATAGCTGCTCGGCGGAATGGGAAAACCTTAGTTCTTGGCGGAGATCGCTTACAGCGGGCCGCGCGGGACATGATGAGCTATGGGGACGGCTTTTTAGAATTTGCGATCGAGCGGGAAGGGATCGGGCCGAACGACTGGGGAATTTCAAGATCGCTCTATCTACCCTCGCTCTCGATGTTTGTCGATGAAGACGAGCATGAGGAGCCTGGGATGTACCGCCAGCAGGAGAGAATAACGCCGAGCGATACAGATCGTTTAATTCACCCCGTTAAAATGCTTCAGTTCTCTTACGAGAAAGATCGGCTCTATGGCAATCCGATTAGCTTCCAAAGCTCAGAACCGTGGCGCAAGATTAAGGCGGCTTCGCCAGATCTCGAAGACGCGGCGCGAGAAGTTGCGATCGCGCCGTGGCTTCACGTCATGCCGCCCGATAAAGATGAGCGTTACCGAGAGCAGTATCAGCAGCGCCATGAGTCACTTTTGAATGATGGAATTGTTACGAATCTCTATCTGCTGAGCGGGGCAGATGTCCGCAAAGCAATGAGCGGGGTGAATGTTCTTAAGCCTTTAGTTGATTACTATTTGAGCCTGCGCTATCAAATGCTCCCGCCGGGATTGCCGCACTATCTGTTCCCTGGGCTGGGGTTAGAGTCAAACTCAGGCAAGGAGATTGCGAATCAGCCCGCACTTGCTTACGCCCGTATGATTGCCAATCTGCGATCGCACCTTTCAGAGCAGATTAAATGGTCGGTTAGCGTTGAAATCGTCCTCAAAAAAGGATGGGATTTTTACATATCTGATGGGCAGTACTTTGATATTGCTTGGGGCGATTGGTTTGTAACAGGGTTTGAGCAGATGCAGCAATCGTCTCAACCGACTCCAACAGAGCAGGCGCTGCTTAATGCTTCGCTGATCCTGAGAGATCCATCGGTGGAGGACTTACCCGCGATCGATGCGGCACTGCTCACACTCAATCTCAGAATGTCAGACGGAGTATCAGATCAAGATTTTCGGCGGCTGTGGGATGCAGCAGTCGAGCTTCGTTCTGTCCGCAATCAAATCAAAGTCCCCGTCTAAAACGGACAGCCTGTCCGATTTCAATTCACTTAGTAGAGCTGTAACTATGGAAGCCATCACAGAAGAGCAACTATTCGAGGACGTGAAAGCGCTCGTCGGGAACTACCTAAAACAAACCCCTGTTCAGAAAGAGATCCCGCTTAGAATCGCCCAGGCGACAGATACGAGCGGACTTGATTTGCACATGGGCGAGCCAACTCCGCAGCAGCTTGAGAAGATTAATCAATACACGGGCGAAACTTGGGAAGCTTCGGAATGGTTTGTTTGCGCGTGGCACGCTTCGGATAATTTAGTCGATCGCTCTCGCGAGCGCTGGCATCTCAATATCTTGCAGCAGATGACGCGGGGGCAGGCTGGGCGCGTCTTGATGACCGATCACAATCAGCGTGAAGTTAAATCTGCGGTTGGATTTGCGTTTGAAACTGCGCTAATTCTAGAAGACAATCCCGATCCAGAAATTGTCAATTCGCTCTACGCGGACTACAACGCAGAAATCGTGGACGAGATGGGATTAGTTCGGCTGATTGTTTGGACAGCAATTAGCTCAGACAGCCCAGTGATTGAAGGCTTAAGAAAGAGATCGCTGGATAACTGCTCAACGGGCGGGATTATTCGTAACTGGCGGGAAATCTGCCCGAACTGCTCCCGTGAGAAGGGGTACGAGGTTGGTTTCTGGGACACGGACAAAGAAGATCGCTATGTTTGCCCGCACTTACCGCCTTACCCCTTCTTGCTTATGTGGCTCGGTGATGATGAGGACGCAAACTTTGCCGATTACATCATTAACGATGGGCAGTATGACGCGATCGAGCTAAGCATCGTTAACGCAGGCTGCCTCCCTGCGGCGAGGGTCATGCGCGGTTTTTAGATTTGAGGTCTGAGTAGCTTGGAGGCTGTTGCAAGAATGGGTTTTTACTTGTTTTTGCAACAGCTTTTTTTATCTGAAATCGAGTATCGCTTCTACGCTGAAACGAGAATTTTGAACTCACAAAAGCAATGAAAAAGGCGATCGTTGAACTTACTTCGGCTGGCATTACCAGTGAGGCCGAACTCAAGGAATTGGTGCAGGCGAAGAAGCAAAAAACGCCTGTTGGATTTGCAAAGACCGCAACCGCAACGGTCAAGGTCGAAAAGTCTTTGGACGAACCCCTAGAGCAGGTAGAGGTTAAGTCCCCAGAACAATTACAGGAACTTGCGGAGCCTATCACCCTGCCACAACCCGCAACATTTACGATTGCTCAGGCGAAAGAGCTAATTCCGGTTGACCAGATGAAGGAAATGTTCACCGTGCTTGATGAGCGGCATCAGCAGGAACTACAAGCAAAAGACGCTGAGGCAGAGCAGATTCGGCAAGAGAACGAGCAACTGCGATCGCAGAACGAGCAGTTAGCTCAACAAGCCGCGCAAAGCACTCAGGAACTGACCAAAGCGCAGAAAGACGCGAAAACTCTAGAAGACTTGGGGCGGTTAATGGGTAAATCAATTGTTGAAGCGCCGATGGTGAACACCCAAACCCGCTCGAATGATTCACCCGGAGACTTACTGCAAAAACTGCTTGGTATCCGCGACTCTGCAAAAGCTGGCGGCTACCACTTCGATAACAGCACTCAAACCTTCTTGGTGCGTCAAGGTCCGATTGATTGGATTCGCTCTTACCTTCAGGCTGAGGGCAAAGCGCTTGAGCAGACTGAGCTTTACTATCAGATTGAAGAATTCGGGAAATCCCTCGGATTTTTGGGCGGATCAAACAAAGCGGCGGGGCCAACAACCGGAGCATCCGGATCAGCGCCGAACGCCTTTTTGGATGTTCTGTCTGACATGATGCGATCGACTTCCGCCCAGTTTAATGCTGCGTGGCAGTTTGCTACGACTGTTTTTGATCCAACCTCAGCCCCCTCGAAAAACATTCTGGTTCCTCGCTTCGACTTCCTTCCTGATCCGGATAGCGACGATGAGCTTTTGATTGCGGGAACAGGTGTTTACAATCCGATTGGCTATTCGATCGGAACGAACAGTGATTCTCAAGCGTTGAGAATGCAAACTGTTTCGCTGACTGTAGAGCGTCGTGGCTTGGGCCGTGGGGTGTCCGAGGGTTCTCGCCCAGTGATGATTCCTGAGTTCCATCAAGCTCACGCGCTGGTTGATTTGATGACGGCACTAGAAACCCGCCTGATGGCGAGTTACTACCGCTATGAGGAGCGTCGCTTACTCGGTCTGATGATTGCTTCTACCGCAATCCGCTATAACGACAATGGAAACGTTTCAGCAACCGCTGGTGATGTGGATGCGGGCGATGACGGTACAATGTCTCGCGCTTTCTTGCGCGATGCTTATACCGAGTTTGTAAACGCTGGGCATCAGTCTCTACCGGATGGCTGCTACCTCGGCTACTTCAACGCCGTTCAGGTTAAGCAGCTCAAGGCTGAGATGGGCGATGATCTTGCAACTCCGACTGCGGACGAGCGGATGGAAATCACCAACATGCTGAGGCTTGCGACGGGGATTACGCCTGCAATTCGAGCTAGTACATACCTCGGCATGATCGAGAATGTTCACGTCTTCATGGGTAACAGCTTCGGCAAAGGCGCGCCGGGAGCGTCTAACCCAACGGTGCAGGACTCAACTTTAGGTGTGGGTGCGACTCGCACGATCGACGGATTCTTGCTTGCTCCGGGCGCGATCGGTCGGGGTATATCTTCTCCGGTTGAGATTCGCCCGTCTGGGGTCAACCCTTTCAATATGGGCGAGAGCTATATCTGGACTTCGGATGAGGGCTTTGGCTCCTTGGTTGACTCTGGCGAAACCGCGAAGATCATGAAACTGCGGACGACATTGACGGCGGTGTAAATCCTTGAACCCTCCACCCGTAAGCCGGGTGGAGTATCCGGAGAATCTTATGGCAACAAGAAAGAAGCAAGAGACAGAGACGGAACCTACCCCCGAAAGCTTGGATCGCTCAGGCTCTGCACTGCCAGAGTTAGCTGATCTTGCGGAGCCAACGGAGACGCTTCCTGAATTACTTACAGAGCCAGAATCTACTCCTGAAAGTTCGGATAGTTCCGCCTTGTCAGAGTTAGTTGAACTCGCAGAGCCAACGGAGACGCTTCCTGAATTACTTGAGGTTGTCTCCGAGGTCTTGGATCAGCAACCTCAAGGAACTTACGCGACGGAGTACTTCAAGAAAAACGGGATTCCTTATTGCGATCGCTGCGGCTCACAGCTCCACACGGACGCAGAGGGTCAGCCTGTTTGTGCTGAGTCAATCCCGGATTGTCCCATGACCGTTTGATATGGCAGCTAATGCTTCGGCCCATAAACTACGAATTGAGATCGGCTCTGAAGATTGGAGCCGATCTCTTGTTTCGTTTGACGCGGGCCAGGATCAGCGCAGCAATAGCGGGCTGATTCTGACCACAGGAACATTAGAGCTTGGCAATGTGATCGGAATTCCCGGATCTCTCAATCCTAGAAGTGCAGACGGGCGAAATCGTTGGTGGCGCGGTCAACTTGTTGAGATTTGGGTAACGGATTCAACGGGAACCGAGGTAAAGCACCGACACGGACACCTCTACATTCTCAAAGCCCCTCTACCGCCGCAGAATGGAATCTTGAGGCTAGAGCTTGGCTGTATTTTGAGCCTGAGAAATTTCGCTCAGCCGGATGATGATAAGTCGGGAGTTGTGCCGGGGAACGTCACGAATCGAACCGCGATCGTCAATTCATTACTGTCAGCAGCAGGATGCCCGAACTGTGTGGACGCGATCGACGATTACCCATTAAGGACGCGACAACCAAAACAGGGCGGCTCCTATGTTGATCAGGCAGGGCAGATTGCGTTTGGTGGGCTGAAGAGTTTGTACCAAGACGGCAACGGACTCATTCGCGCTGTCTCGAATCGGCTGAATTATGGGGGATCGTCTACTGCGATCGAGATTGGTCACGATGAAGTCAGCTACGAAGCGAGTGAGGGAAGTGAAACTCCTTGCGAAGTGATTAAGTGCGTCGGCGTTCTAAAGAAACTGACCGACAACTGGGGAACAGAGGAAAACTTCTCTGAGGAGTATGGACCCGCCTCAGTTGTTAATCCCAGTGCGGGAAGCGATATCATCCTACTTAGACGAGTCGAAACCAAAGAAACCCGGAATGAGGACGGTAAGCAGCGAACAGAGTTAATTGTTGCACCTGCGGGCATTGTTTCTCCCGATGTATTTCCGAGAAGCCTTGAAATTGTCCTCGATAGCTATACCGAAGAAGAACACCGCTATGAGGATTTCGGACAGCGCACTACTTCCCCAATCGATGGACCAGCAGGCGAAGATTCGGATAAAGACGCACCGAAACTCTGGCAGATTTTGACAACGATTCGGCGCTTTTTCTCGGTGGCTGCACCCGAATACTTTGAAGCCCTCAGCGCTCCAAGCCAAGCGTTCTGGCGGAGAGAAGTCATTATCGCTAACGCCGCTGTATTTGAGTACAAATACACCAAGGATGAATTAGTTGAGAAAACGACGCGCACCACTCGCGAGCCGCGATCCGCGATCGTAGGAGCTGAAGAAACTCAATTCCCGATTAATCTCGATATCAGTGAAATCGAAACCGTTGAATATCAGCGCAAAAATCCCCGTGTCGGCAAGATTATTGAGACGCTGATCCAGGTCGTTGCGCGGGCGTTTCCCAATCTTGAGCCGGATGAAGGCGCATCGGCACTCGACAGACTCTTTCAGAAGTTGGCACTGATCACCAAATCGCGCAAGGTCAGAGGATCAGACTCGGGGCAATGCAACCCGCCGCAAGCGGAACGCAAACCGGAGCGGTGGAGTGAGGAAGAAGAACCAATCGAAGCTGAAACAAGATTCGCGATCGCACCTTTAGATGCGCTGCACCAAGAGCGTGAGCGAGTGATTCAGCTTGATGTGGGTGTTGTCTCCAAACAACAGTTAGGCGAAATCGCCCAAATCAAGGGAGTTGAACTGATTGGGCAGGCACAGGGGATCACATTGCAACTCCCGCTGCTCGATTTATTCCTGTCTAATTGGAGTCCGTTTATCGTATTGGACGTGATTGAGCCAGATGGAACGGCTCTGAGAGTTCTGACCAACGGAATTCAAATCAGTCACGATCCCAATCAAGCGATCGTCGGGTTTACGGGCATCTGGCTTGGCACTGGGAAAATCGGACAGCCTGACCGATTTGAGGCTCCTTATTATTCAGTCACGGTCGAAGGGGATTTAGCGATCTCGACTCCGCCAATTCTTAACACCAACTATCGCGGGGGTGCGAGAGGCGGCGGAACCTTCTCGCTGTTGCCTTACAGTCCCCAAACTTACAGCAATTCTTATCGTGGGGGCGCGAAATCAGGGGGAAGAACTACGATCTCTGATACAAATTTCCCTGATGGTTTGGTTGTCGATGAATTTGACAATCCAGTAGTCGATGAATTCGGCAATTTCGTTGTGATTTATCGCGCCCCTGTCATAGACGAACTGGGGAATGCGATCGTCGATGAACTTGATAACTTCGTAACGGAGTAGATATGTCTGAAGTCCGCCATAGAACATTAGAAGATACGAGAGTGCAGTACCGCACTGCTGCGCCAACCGTTGATCCTGAGTTTGAGGGAGAGACGTGGTTTGAAGATGCTCCCGAAAGTGGCGGACTCCCTGCTAGTCGCTGCGTCCGAGTAGGGACAGAAACAGAATTTATCGTCGTTGCGTTTGTCCCGTTCCTGTACTCAGGAGATCCAACTGGGTTCGTAACCTCGCGCTGCCCAGGCGATCAGTGTATTGATACCGTTACCGATATGCTCTATTACGCTCGCGTGGGTAACACCACAACGGAATGGTATCCCATTGGGGGAGGCGCAGGTGGGGGAAGTTAACCTACTCTTCGTGGCTCACCTTTATAAGGATGATCTGGCATTCGAGCAATTAATCCGATCGCTCAGATCGTTCTACCCGCGAGTGCCAATTTTAGCGATCGGGGATGGTGTCCCTGTCCCGCAAATTAACGGGATACAGACATTTGAAGGGGAACGACTCAAGCATTTAGCTGGAACCTATTGGACACAGCGATGGATGCAGATGGCGATCGACTCTGGGGCATCGCATATTGTGAAATTCGATGCCGATGCGCGGATGTGGCGGGCGTTTCAGAGTTTCCCAAAGGGCGACATCGCTGGGACGATCACTTATCAGAATCGGCAAGGTTTGCCGATCGTTCGGGGCGGCTGCGTGTTCTTCCCCATCGAAACGATTCGACGAATCCTAGACTCAGGTTTCCTAGAAGACGAGACTTATAAACACTCCCGATATCGTTACTATCGATATCGGGATTTTGCGTTTCCGTGGGAGGAACGCGACTCGACTCTAATCCACTGTGAGGATTCGGTTTTAGGTCACGTTGCAAAGCGACTCAGGCTCACGCTTTCTGATTGGGACGATGTGCGAATCGAGTGGCGTGATCCAATCCCATCAGGCAATTTTGCAGTTACACATCCGGTGAGGGATTAATTTATGGGCGAATTCTTTGGCAGTAGTTTAGAAATTGGACTCGAAGCAATGATTGGGCAAGACTGCCGCATGATTTTGCTCGATGCGCCGTCGATCGAAAGTAATCCCGGAGTCCAAGAGATTGTCAATCTCGAAAGACCTGAAACCGGGGCATATAGCCGCAAGACGATCGCATCGCCAACCGCGACATTTGATTCAGGACAAGACCGCGCTGAAGTTCCCGGTCTATCCGCAACATTTACTGTGGCAAGCAACCAGCCGACCTTGACGTTTAACGCGATCGCACTTCTGGCAGACACCTCAACCTGGGCGAACAAATTAATTGACAGCCTGAACGCGGCAATGAATCGAATTACGCTCTCGAGTCATGGGCTGAGCGACGGGGATCTTGTAAGCCTCACCGCCGACACGGGTGGGACTGTTCCCACAGAACTTGTTGGACTATTGCTGACTGTCACGAACGCGACGACGAATGATTTTCAGCTCAGCGATGAAGACGGAGTAATTGATTTCGGCGGAACTGGAATTTTACCCGTCCGAGTTCGTAACTGCCAAGGACGGCTTGTTTATGCTGAGCAGCTATCCGCTCAACAAATCTTGCCCGGTGAGAGCCGGACAATCACCCTATTCCCAACCTTGGGCAGAAGTACCGCTAATTTGACGAACCCATGAGTCTACAGCAACGAAATCGCGATCGCGTCCTCACGAATAAAGCGAATTACGATGCCGCTGTTTCCCAAACACAGCCGCCGCCCACAAGTGCCTTTTATCAGGGGTTTCGGGATGGTCGGCACATCGTTAAAACCGTCGCCGGCGACGTGTATCACGGCGTTTCGCTCTCAAATGGAGCGACCGCAATCGGCGACAAGATCGGGCTGAGTTTGACAGCGGGTGGAGTTCCACAAATTGACACCATGCCGAGATGAGTCTAGAAAGCCGCAACAAACAACGCATTAACCAGGCGAGTGCTGACCGAATTGACAAGCTGATTCAAGAAGCTGAGCAGCGCAATTTACTGCCACCGCCGTCGTTTGCTGTGGGCAGCCAGGATGGAAAGATTCGCGTTGTGACAGTGGGACAGGGAGAAACAACGGTTGACCCAATCACGAACGGGGGAATTGCAAAAGGCGATCGCGTTCGCAACCAGGGCGGATTTGCGGACGCGATGCCGCATGTTCAGACGCGAACCCAATCGAGTCCGGTCGAACCCGGAAAAGTGAAGATTCTCTGCTTTAAAGATGGAGGGCTTTGGATTGGTGGCGATCGTCCAAATCCGAAACGCATCTACACGATTCCCGAAGGGGCGCGACTTGATTTTGATCTGAGTCGCATCGTCAACAAAGGGGACGGGGATAAGTGGATCGTGACTTTTGTTTTAATCGGTAACGATCGCACAGGGATCGTGGTTCTTCAATCCGGGGTTGGTACGCTTTGGGAGATCTGGATGGATGATCCGCGACTGAGTTCCTTGGCTGG